GGTTCAACCGCATCCAGTCGCTCGCGGCCAACAGCAAGGCCGTGGCCGGGGCCGACACCATCCGCGAGATGAAGGACGAGCTGCTGTCGCTGGTACAGGGCAAGATCGAGGAGATCGAGAACGCGGTAAACCGCATGGTCAAGCACTACGCCGTTTACGTGTACGGGCCCGAAAAGGGCGCGAAGTTCGACGGCAGGGTGACGTTCTCCCGCGATGTGTCGATCGAGGACGTGGAGCAGCTCATCGAGATGGTTACCCTTGTTCGGCGGGACATTGACGAGATCCCGAGCTGGCGCAAGGCCGTCCTCAAGAAGTTCGCCCAGAAGATGGACCTCCCGGACAAGGACGAGGAGCGGATCCTGAAAGACATCGAAGCTCTTCCGGACGAGCCGGCTCGTCCGGAGGTCACGGTCGGGCCAAACGGCGCGCTGATGTCGGCACTAGAGGAAGATGGCGGACAGGGGCAGCAGGATAGTCAGTCGGCTGAACCGCAGGGCGAAAGACCAGCTCGCGCTGGCCGAGGGCCAGGTGGACCGGCTGGTCGAGGCGCTTAGGCGGTTCGTTGAACGGTACGTGCGACGCAGCGTGCGGGACATCCCCACGGAGGCCACCGTGCGTGAGGCCGCGCGCGCACTGGCGGACCTGGACGAGGCGCTCTCGTCGACCGCAGCGGCGGAGCGGCTTGGGGGCATCCGCGAGGTGCTCGCCGGGAGGTTCCTCATCGCCGCCGGCGAGTTCACCGACACCACCGGGCTGAAAGCCCCGCTCGGCGGGTTCGCCAGGAGGAGCCTCGAGGCGCTGGCCGATGACCGCCTGGATATGGCCTCCCGCACCATTCGGAACTACCTCGGCGACGTGCGGTCGGCGGTGCTGGATTCGGTAGTGCTCGGAAAGCGCCCGGACCCGGACGCCATCATCGACAACCTGGGCGACGCCGCGTTCCGGCACGTGAAGACCGAGCTCAACACAGCCGGGATGGCGTTCCAGCGGCTCACGCACATCAAGAAGGCCGAGAAAGCCGGGATCACCAAGTTCCTGTACGTCGGCCCGGACGACGAGCGGACCCGCCCGTTTTGCGCCGAGCACGTGGATCGGGTATACTCACTCGAAGAGATCCGCGCGATGGACAACGGCCAGGGCCTACCGGTCGAGGTCTACGGCGGCGGGTACAACTGCCGCCACCACTGGCGGCCCATTTCGGACGAGTTGGCAGACGAGATCATGACAGAGCGAAACGCGGAGGCCGATCCATCCTGATGGGGATCGACATCAAGAACCAGCACGTTTTCGTCTCTCTCCCCCAAGCTCAGATCGAGAGGTGCCTCGGGGCGTTCGAGCAGCAGCTCGCCGACGAGGCTACCCGCATCATCCGCCGCACGAGGAGCGGGAAGGACGTCGACGGCGGCCCGTTCGCGCCGTACTCCCCGGCGTACGCCAGGTTTCGGCAGAGCGCGGGCCGCCAGGTCAGCCCGCCCAATTTAGAGTTTTCCGGCAACATGTTGTCGGCCATCACCCACGAGGTCAAGCGCACCTCCAACGGGAGCGAGGGCCGCATTTTCTTCAACTCCGCCCGCGAGGCGTTGAAGGCGGCCGGGAACCAAGTGCGCCGCAGGTTCTTCGGGTTGGCCGATGAGCAGGTACGGCGGATAGTGAAGGCAATGCGGGAAGCGAAGTAGAAGGTTTATGTCCGGCGATACGGCATCATCAGCAAGTTCACCCACCACCCCCCAGGCACAAGGCGACGCGAGCGCGAGCGCGAGCGCGAGCGGAGAAGGAACATCCGCCACTCAGACCGTTGACGCTGCCAAGTACGAGAAGGCGTTAGAGCGCGCCCGGCGATTCGAGGGCGAGCTGGTCGACACGAAAAAGCAGCTCGACGCCATCAAGGCGCAGCTCAACGGCATCGATTTCGAGGAGTACAAGGCGCTCAAGGCCGAGCGCGAGCAGCTCATGGCCGAAAGGGCCAAGAACAACCCCGAGGAGATGGAACGGCAGTACGCCGCGCGCGAGGCCAAGCTCCGCAAGGACCTGGGCGCCGAGAAGGCGGCACTCGAGGAGGAGAACGCCAGGCTGAAGTCGGAGCTCAAGACTGAGCGCGTCACCAAGAACGTGATGGGCCGCATCGGGCCGAAACTGCACCCCGAGTTCCACCGGTTCGTCCAGGCGGACGTCGAGCGGTTCATGGATATGCAGGACGGCGAGATCGTCATCCGCGACGAGAAGGGGACGATCCGCTATTCCCGCGTCAACCCTGGGGAGTACATGCAGCCCGAGGAGTGGGCCGAGGAGCTGGCCAAGGTCGCGCCCCGCATGTTCGTGAGCGAGGCCGTGGGCGGCACCAAGCCGGCCTCCGGGACCAAGCCCGCCGTCACCAACGGGCAGACGAGCACGCCGGCGGACTTCGCGCTCTGGCCGAAGGACAGGCAGACGGAGTTCTTCCGCTCGAACCCGAAGGCGCTCGAAAACTTTATGAACAATTTTTCACCAAAGGTCTAAAGGGGCCTTTTAAGGAGATTTTATGGCTAACGAAACCCAGTATTCCAACATGATCACGTTGGCGGCGGCAGTGGACGCCGCCATCGTGCCAATGTTCACCAGCCAGGTAATCGCGCCACGGCTGGTCGCTCCGTTCAACGTCGGAGCCCCCAACACCCGCGTCAAGGACCTGCCGAAGTCCGGCAGCATCACCGCCTCGGTGGTGGCCGAGATCGGCGCGGCGACGAGCCAGACGCTCACCGACACTAAGGTGACGCTGACTCTGCAAAAGGCCGTTGTGCTGCTCCGCCCCTCCATCGAGAGCGTGCGGTTCGCGGCGGGGGCTGACCCGAACCGGTTGGCGTCCCTCAGCGCCCAGGCGTGCGCGAAGAAGTTCGACCAGGACGTCCTCGCCCTGGCAGCCGGCTTCTCGCAAGTCGTCGACGCGGGCGCGACAATGACGGTGGCGAAGATCCTCGAAGCGGCCTACCTGGTCCGCGCCGGGAACATCCCGTCGCAGCGGCTTGTCGGGGTGCTCAACTACAAGCAGTCCTACGAGATCGGCAATGATATCCGCAACTCCAGCGGGTCGTTCTACGCCAACCCGCAGTTCAACCCCGAGCGAGCTCTGAACGGCGCTCAAGCCGTCCCGGGCTTCCTCGGCACGATGCTCGGGATCGAGCTGTACGAGTCCGGGAACACGGCGCTCGCCGACTCCAACACCAACCACGTCGGGGGGGTGTGGGCTCCGCAGTTTGCCATCGCGGCCCTCTACCCGAGCGGGGACGAGCCGGCGTTCGAGACTTCGATCGCCGAACAGACCGAGTTCGCCAACAGCATCCTGAACATCAAGACGATGATGTGGTACCAGGTCGGGGAGTACGTCGACTCTGCGGGCGTCTGCCTGAAGAGCGACGTGGCCTAATCGGTAGTTAGTTGTTAACCCGGCGGGGCGCTGCCTGTGCGTGAGCGCCCCGCCCGTTTTGTGTGAGTCAGAGGTTATGTCTTCAGAATTGATCGATTACGAGAATATGGAAAAGCCGCGGTACCCGTTCGTGGCCTTTCTTGCCACCCGCAATAAAGGGGTCAAGGGGAAGGAGTTCAAAGACGTGTTCTTTTTCAACCTTGAATCCTCCGCCGGCACTTACGCCAACGTGCAGAAGTACGAGATGAAGGGCTGGCCGATTCTGGGCTACGGCAACCTCCTCAGGAACGACGGCATCGGGGGCATCTCGACCGCCGAGAACATGGTTGACGAGCACACGCAGATCCGAAACCACATCGACAACCAACTGGCCATGCGGAAGATGGCCCGCGAGGATCTAAAGCGGGAAATGGAGGCCGCCGAGCGTACGAGGCCAGCGAGCTTGGAGGAGCGTTTGCAGCGCAGCGCAAAGGCGGCAGAAAAGAAGGCAGCCGATGCTTAGGCGACCAGAGGGCGAGAGGCCCACGGGGTACAGCACCGATGACATGCGGAAGGCGGCCCGCGAGACACTCTACCGCGACTGCAAGGAGACCGCCGTGCGCATGGGCAACACCCACGTGACCGAGCGCGAGATCCGGCAACAGGTGGATCGTATCGCGGACAGGGCGGACAAGGATTTGGACTCACGGCGCGGGTAGCGCCATTTAATAAGGGATCTTTATGGGAACTCCATTCAACCAGAACGACAGCCGGGCAGTTGTAGCCGAAGGCGGCTCCTACAAGGAGGGGTGCGTTGAGGACCAGCGGAAGGTCGCCACGAGCGACGCGACCGTGACGGTCATCTGGCGCAGTCGCCCGATCGCCGTGGGAGAGGCCATCGCCGTTCGCGGGTTCGTGATCGGCAAGATCGATGCGGCGACCTCAGCGGCGTACATCCACGTGAGCGCCGCCTTCCGCAGACAGTCGGCGGGTAACGTGACGGCGGTCGGGTCGCCGCAGGGCACCATCGCCGAGGACTCTGCCGGGACTCCGGCGATCGTCTTCGCGGCGAACACCACCGATCAGACGGTCGAGCTCCGGGTGACCGGCATCGCGGCCGAGTCGTGGAAGTGGGAAGCGAAAGTCGAGAGCATCATAATCTGATGAGCCGTTCCGGTAGGGGTTGTGGACGACAGCGATCCGAAGGTCGTTCGGTACTGCAAAGAGATCTGCAAGGCGTCTTGTTGCTACTGCCACGACCCCTACGAGCCCGCCCCGGTCAGGTGCCCGCGGCTCAACTCGGACAACTCGTGCTCGGTGTATCGCGAGCGGTACTCCGGGCCGATGGCCGATGTGCCGGTCGTTTCGATTGGCACCTTCCGCAGCAAGGTGTTCAAGGACCTGACGGGCACGCCGACGCTCCGGCCCTTTTTCTGCGGGCACATCGAGCGGTTGCTCCAGGGCGGGCACGTGCGGCCCGAGGTGGCCGAGAAGTGCGTGTACGCGCACCCGGAGCTTTTATCGAGGGTCGATGAGTTATGAACATGAGAATCACCGCGGTCGAGGTCGCCAAGGAGCGGATGAGCGAGCGCGAGGTGCGCGAGGCCATCGACAGGACCATGGCCCATGCCCGGCGGGCTGCCGAGCAGCGGGGCGAGGGCGTCAAAAGCACCGAGCAGTTCCGCAAGCAGGCCGAGGAGTGCGCGGAGAGAGACAAGAGGGACAACAAGATATGAGCAAGGGCAAGATCCGAAGCGAGCACATTGACGCGTTTAAGGACGGCAGGGAGGGCGAGATCCCCGCCGAGTTACTCGCCGACGTCGAGGCGCTGGTGAGGCGGCAGGCCGTCGACCGAGCGCTCGACGCGCCCGCGCTGGAGACCGGCGAGGACGCGCCCGCGCTGGAGACCGGCGAGGACGAGGGCGAGGGCGAGGAGTAACTGACCAGTGGGCTACCCGTTCGGCAAGAACATCACCTACTGGTTCCAACCGCTCGTGGACAACGAGGTCCCGAGCACGCTGCTGACCGTCCAGACCCCGGCGATCTACGTGTTCGACACCCAGCCGACCCGCAACCAGGCGGCGGCGGGGACTGGCGCGGTGGTCACGATCAGCTCGTGGGCGTGGGACGCCGAGCGGCAGTCGTTCCACTTCACCATCCCGGCCATTGACGACCCGGACCCGACGGGCTCGGCGGGCGTCGAAGACTACTACATCGCGATCAACTTCCGGCTGCAGGCGACCGAGCAGATCCAAACGGTTCTGAAGCCCCTAACTCTTGAGCGGGTGCTGTCGCAGGACAGGCCGCTGAACGTGACGCAGAACGACCTCCGCGACCACTACCCGCACATCGACAGCTACTCCACCGACACCCAGCGGGAGCGCTACATCGCGCAGGCCATCCTGCACGTGAAGAACAAGCTGGATCGCGCCGGGTATAAGTGGGCGCGCGTCAACCGGCCCGACGAGCTAAAGCTCGCGGTGACGCTCAAGGCCCTCTCGATGCTGCTGTTCGTCGCCTCGCAAGAGAACGGGGACAAGCACTGGGTGAAGCACGAGGCCCTTGAGCGGGAGTTCGCGCTGGTGTTCGAGGGCATCAAGCTCGGGTACGACTCCGACGGCGACGGCCTGCCCGACACCACCACGGCTGGCGGCGGGACGCTGATCATGCTCCGATGACGACCGGTCTGGCGGTGCGCACGGCGTGGCAGGAGAACATCTTCGACTCGGCGACGGTCGCGGCCATGACCTCCCGCGTCTACCTGTACGACGTGCTGGCCGACACCCAGCTCGACGCCTCGCGGCTCATCCACAACCCCGGCGACGGCTCGATGCCGCTCGTGAACTTCATGGTGTGCCTCGTCCGCCGCAAACAGGCGTTCGACCCCATGGCCAACATCGACCAGACGTTCGAGGTCCGGCTCACCTACTACCTGCAGCAGACCGACGTGGCCGAGAGCACGTACAACACGCTCGCCGACCGCCTGGAGAGCATCGACGACCTGGTCCGCACGGCGCTAACGGCCAACTGGGACAATACGGTAGACTACTACTCGGGCGGAGAGCCCGAGCGGATCGACGTGACCACCGTGGACGGTCGCCAGTGCTGGCGCGGGGCGGTCACATATCTCGGATTTAAGGCTATTTTCGTTTAAGGATTTCAAGTTATGGCAGCAATTCAAGGAGCTTTCGCAACCGGCGCAGTCCGGGCGGCGAGCACGTGGGGCACGGCGGTTGCCGCCGGGGCGGGGAACCGGTTCGCGGGCGAGATCAGCATCGAGGCCGCAACGGACACACTGACCGACCGCTCGATCGGCTCGGGCCGGGTGATGAACGCCAACGTGGCGCGGGGGAACACCCTCTACACGGCGTCGGTCACGTCCGACCTCGGATACCGCAACGGGTGCGACACGCTCATCGCCGTGTTTATGGGCACCTCGGGCGCCCCGACGGAGGTCACGGGGGGCCAGGGCGACTACCGGCACACGATCACCGTGGCCGACACCCTCTCGAAGTTCGTCACCCTGGCCTATGAATCGACCAGCGCCCTCGTCCACGAGCTGCCGACGTGTTACGTCACGGCGTGGGGGGTTTCGACCACGGGCGTCCGCGGCTACATCGACTTCACCGCGTCCCTCCTGGCCAACACCCTGGAGCTCTCCACGACGGTGAACACCAACGCCGTGCTTGACGCCACCACGTTCACCGAGGGCACGCCCGAGCTGGTCATCGTGGACCAGGACGACAGCTACCGCGAGAACGCGCAGTCTGGCGCGGCGCTGGCAGGCGCCGACAAGCTGGCCATCACCAGCCTGCAGTTCAACATGGAGCGACCGTTCGAGCTGGTGCCCGAGATCAAAGAGGCGGCGGGCTTTAGCGCCCCGGTCTCCTCGGGGCTCATCACCGGCTCACTCTCCATGGAGTTCAAGCAGCTCAACGACCACTCGCTGTACACGCTCTGGACGGCGGAGACGGCCCGCAAGGCGCGGTTCTCCGTCGAGGGCACGCAGATCGGCACCGGCGTGAACAAGCGGTTCACGGTCCTCGTCCCCCGCATGGTGATGGTGGACGCGCCCAACTTCGCGCTCACGAGCGAGGGCCGTAACCCCGTGTCGGTGTCGTTCCAGGTGCTCCAGGCGGCGGCCAACCCGACGGGCATGACCTCCACGCGACCGTACGTCGAGATCGTCAACACCCTCTCGACGACGCTGTTGCCGTAGTAGTTTTTCGGGTGCTACGCTGTGGGGTGCCCCGGGGGATTCTCTCCCGGCACCCACGGCGCGGCCAGTTGTGTAGGTAGGTTAAAGTATGGCGATTATAGACGAAGACATCGTGGTCAAGTTCGGCGCGGACGGGAAGCTCACGTTCAAGCACCCCGAGGCCGACATCCTGGTGTTCCTGGAGGGCTTGAACAAGGACGAGGACGGCAAGGACCTGCCCTCGGATAAGCAAGCCGCAAAGCTCTGGGACCGCTACCTCATCGGCGTCGAGGGGCTCTCGAAGAAGGACGGCACGCCCGTCACGGTGGAGTCGCTCAAGGCCGGGGACCACTCGCCGCTCTTCTTCCGCCGGGTGCTGAACGCCTGGGTGGAGGCGTGCCGCAACGTGCTCGAAAATAATGGCGCTGACGCAAAAAACGGGTAAACCGCCGCTTCATCAAGCTGCTCGAAGGGCGGTTGTACGACCCCGACCTGGAGTGCGGCGCGTGTACCGCGCGGATGCTCGACAAGAAAAAGCCGGTGCGCCCTTTGTGCCTCACGCGCAAGGGGTGCCCGTATGCCGACGTGGCGCCCGACCGCAAGTTGGGCGAGCGCGTCCACGCGTTCCTGCAGGCGGAGATGCTCATGTTCGGCGGCGGTTATGGTAAACTGACCGAGCGACTGATCGCCGACTCCGGGCTCGAACAGGAGTCGGCGGCGACCATCCTGGAGGCGAAACGAGTGCTGCAGAACTACCAAGACTGGAAGGCCAAGAGCGAGAAGACCAGGCAGAAGGCGCGGAGCGGCGGGCGGTAGTTGGGCGCGTTCGGGTCGGGCGGCACGTCGGGGAATGATGTTCAGATAAAGGTCACGGTTGAGGCCGAGCAGGCCAAGCGCGCGATTACCGACCTATCCAAACAATTCAGCGGGATAGCTGACCAAGCCGCCAAGAGCGGGAAGATCCTCGACGGCTCCATCTCCAAACTCGCCGAGTCAATTCGCAACCCCATCGGGGCGGTGTCGGACCTCTCGAAGAAGTTCGTCGAAACCAACGCCCGCGCGACGTTAGTCGCAGGATCTCTCAGCTCAATTGCCAGTAAGGCCGGCCCCGTCGCGATCGCCATCGGGGGGGTTACACTCGCACTCGGCGGCGCGAATCTCGCGCTCAACAAGCTCATATCGCTGGCCGCCGAAGGGAACGATTTCGGCGATATCGCCGATGCGTTCCGCGATAACGCCGACCAGGCGGGGGTGCTCGCCGATGTTTTGCAGAACCGCCTGAGCGCCGCTTACGGCCAAGCGCTCGACAACGCGCAACTACTCGCCACGGCGAACAAACTCTTCGCACAAGGTTTTGACCCGGGCACGTTCGACGAGATCGCGGCGGCGGCCAAGCGGTACGCCAACGCAACCGGTGGCGATGCCGTGCAGGCGACCGAGCAACTGGCGCGGGCGCTCCTCACCGGGAACGAAAACCTGGCCAAGAAGTTCGGCACCATCCAGGGCGGGAACCTTGTTTTGCGGGAGTTCACCGACGCCGAGCAGCGAGCGGCGGACGCGGCAAAAAACGTCACCGAAGCGGCTAAAAGGTACGCCGCCGCCTCGGCTAACCTTTCGCTCGAACTGAAGCGAGCCCTGGACGAAAGCGAATTGCTTCGCATTGTCACCGAGGCCGTGAAGGGTGCGATCCTCGCGGTGAAGGGGGCCATCGTCGGGGCGATTACGGCGTTCATCGAGTTCACGAACAAGGCGATTCGCGTCGCGCGCGCCGAGCTGGAGCAACTCTCGGACGGCTTCGCCATCCTCGGGCAGATCTTGAGACAACTTAAGAACCGCGAGATGCCAAGCTTCGGTAAGGCCGTCGAAGAAGTCTCGCGGCAGAAGCTCGCCAAGTTGCAGACGGAGGGCGCGAAGGCCGGGAATGTGCTGATCAAGCTCGGCCAGGACGGCGAGAGTAGCGCGAGTAAAATCAACAAAGCGGGTGACGCCGCCGAGAAATTGGCCGAGGAGCTCCGCAAAATCAGCAACGACGCCGACGTACAGATCAACGAGCTATTCGGGCGATTCACTCCGACGCAGTTTACTATCATCGACGAGGTGAGGAAGGCGTTCGAGGACGCGGGGAATAACGGCTCGGACGTCATCCAGTCCGTGCTCGCCCTCAAGGATAAGATCCTTGAGGGCATCAGCGACCCCGAGGACGCCCGCAAGGCGGCGCAATTCCTGGTCGAGACCTTCCGCAAGGAGCTGGATAAGGCGCAGAGCGGGGGTACTGGCGATTCCTTGGCGGACTCGCTGATCAGGAAGCTCCGCGCCGGGGTTTCGCAGGAGGATATACTCGGACAACTTTTTAGCGACAATCCCAATGGCTTTTCTGCTCAAGCCGCTGGCGCCGACTTTGCCGCGATCTTCGCGAGCGGCCTTGAGGGCGGGTTGATCGCCGCACTGGCGCGAGTTGGCGAGATAATCTCTCAGCAGATCGCGAAGGCAATCTTGGATGGTTTTGATAGTAGCGATGTAGGCCCGGCGGTCAATCAAATCTCTCAGAGCTTGTTCGGCTCGATAACAGGCCCGATCCTTGGCGCGGTCCTGGAAAAAACCATTTCAAGCGCCCTCGAAGACTCCGCGGCCACCAAAGCCCGTAAGGCCGCCGACAAGTTCTTTGCCGACATCTTCGACGCCAACCGCCTGTCGATCATCGTCGGCAACGAGGTCAAGCAGATCAAGGACCTGGTGTTCCAGGGGGACACGCTCTTCGGCGGCGAGAACCTGGAGTTCGGCGCAAAGGGCGCGAACAACCCGTTCAGCTTTCTGAGCACCTTGCCCGGAGAGGCCCAAGTCGCGTTCGCGGGCGTCGGCGCGGCGTTCGAGCAACTGCTCGGGGTGTCCGAGGACATCGGCGGGCAGCTCGCGGCGGTGTTCGCCAACAACATCGGCGGCGAGCTGCTGAACTTGCAAGCGCTGGTTGAACAGACCGGCAAGAGCTTCGAAGAGCTTGGCAACGCGATCCTCCAGGCGTTCAAGAAGGGTGAGCTGTCCATCCAGGAGACGCAGAACGCGCTCGTCGGCCTTCGGGACGTTCTTGAGGTCGGCATCCCCGGCGCGGTCGGCGCCGTGGACCAGGCGATCGACAAATTCCGAACGGCGCTGAAGGCCGACAACCCGGGCCAGATCTTGTTCAACTCCCTGCGCGGCGTGGGGGGGGAGGCGAAAGAGCTCGGGATCACCTACGAGGAGTTGGTGCAGCGTCTAGTGAGGGCGTTCGGCCTGGGCGCGGACAAGATCACGCTGTTCTTCCAGGCGCTCAAGCAGTCGGGGATTAACTCGATCGAGGAGCTGATCAACGCCGGAGAGGAGAAGCTGATTTCGTTTGCGGCGAACGTTCAGCAAATTCTAGCCGGCGGGGCCCCGACCAACGCCGCAGTGACACCGCCCGAGAATGAGGTCGGCACGCAGAAGAACTTTGCCAGCCCCGTGCCAATAAGCCGGGGCAGCAGCGCCTCGTCCGGCAGATCGGCCGCGCAGAGCAAGGCCGAGCAGGAGCGTGATCGGCGCAAACGCGAGCGCGAGCAACTGCTGCAAGAGGTGCGGCGGCTCACCGTAGCGTCCGCCGATTACAAGCGCATCCTGGACCAACTCAACTCGGGGCAACTGGACAACCGCGAGGCCGGGCGGCAGCTCTCGAACCTCTACGACGACACCCGCCGCAAGGTGGAAGAGCTCAAGCGGGCCCAGAACGCCTACAACAAGGAACTCGCCAAGGCCAAGCCGAACTTCGGCGTGCTCGGCAACCTGGCGCAGGAGATCGAGAGGCTACAAGCGGCCTTAAACGGCAAGAGCGGCGGCACCGAGGGCAAGAAGCCGTTTAACCCGGAACTCCTCCAACCGTTCCTGAACGACGCCAACGCCCTCGGGATCGCCATGCGCGAGCTCGGCATCAGCGCCGAGGACGCCGGGAAGAGCATCATCAACTCGTTCAAGGCCGGGAAGCTCGGCGTCAACGAAGCGGCCGCCGAGCTGAGGAAATTGAAGGACATCGCCGAGGGCGGTATCCCCGGAGTGACCGGCGACGTAACCGGGGCGTTCCGCAACATCCTGCGCGGTGGCGAGAACGGCGGGGCGTTCTCGCTCGACGCCCTGCGCGACCTGGCCATCGAGGCGCAAGAACAGTTCTTGGAGAAGAGCGCCCCCGACCGCCTGGCCGAGTTCCAGCGGCTCACCAAGGAGTTCGACAAGGCCCGCGCCGCGTTCGATAGCGCGGTGAACAGCGGGGCCACCAACGAGGAGGTCCAGGCCCTCAAGGGTAACTTCGATTTCGCCCGCAAGGCGCTCCAGGACTTCTCGGCCACCGTCCCGCAGGCGGGCATCCAGGACCTTCGGGCGTCCTTGCTGAGCGCGTTCGACCCGCGCATCGTGAACAGCTTTTTCGGCGCGCTGGACTCGGCGGGCATCGCCTCGCTGACCGACCTGGAGAACGCGAGCGACGACACCAAGATCAATATCCTCGCAAATTTCGACAGTACGTCCGACGCGCTCAAGCAGACAGCAGACGACATCGCAATAATCAACCAGCAGCTTAATGAGCTTAGGAAGGGGGTGGACATCGAGTTGCGGTTCACCTCCTCGACGTTCGACGCTCTCGTCCAGGCCATCATCGACAAGTTCGGGTTCGGTGACAAAGTGAACGTCGCCGAGACCACCCCGACGGTAACGCCGCCGACCGGCGGAAGTCCGGGCCTGTCGAGCGCGGAACAACGGGAGTTCACCCGCCTGTCCAACCTCCGCAAGAAGGGCCGCCTCTCGCCGGCGGACCGCAGGCGGTTCGAGCAACTCCGGCGCATCGCTAACACGGCGGGGGCGGCCGCCTAATGACCAGCTTCCTCATCAGCTACCCCGACATGCCGGTGAGCGCCCTGCACTACTGGACCGGGCTGCCCATGGACCCGGACTACCCGGTGGAGAATTATTTCACCGGCGAGCGCAGCGCGTACGGGCAGCTCGCGAGTCAGACTTCGATCGGCATCAACTTCTTCTTCGACCTCGGCCCCGGCGTGACCAAGACCTACGACCACCTCATCATCGGCGGCTGCAACATTCTGAAGGCCGAAGGGCTATACAGCGTCCGCGCCCGCGCCCGCGTGACGCTCGCCAGCAGCTCGATCAATCATCTGGGCACGCTCAACCAGTTTCAGAACAAGACCTTCGCCGGTCCCCACGGCCACGACATCCTGTTCACCTCTTCGTTCAACTCCGACGTCGGCCCCGCGTCGGGCACTTACCGATACTGGACGATCTACTTCGAGGGCGCGAACAGCAAGGCGGCGTGCTCCAAATTCCACCTCGGCAACTGGCTCGACTTCGGCAAAGAGCCCGACTCGTACGAGCACTCGGTCATAGACCCTGGCTTGAGCACGTGGCAGTTCCCGCGCGGGCAGCGGACCATGGACCGCCTGACGCACGAGGTCCACCGGGTGGCGGTGGAGTACGACGGGCTGACCGACGCGCAGGTGGTGGACGTGTCCGAGAAGCTGCTCAAGGACCCCTACCGGCACACGTTCTTTCTGCACGCCGCCACCTACACCGAAGTCCTGTTCGGCAACTCCCTGCTGCACGTGCGGATTATCGCCGACGAGTGCAGCATCAACCGCGTTTACAACGACTGGAACAACGTGCGGCTGGTGTTCGAGGAGATGATATGACGAATCTTCTGATCGGCACGGCGGGCATCCCGGCAGAGGCCGTGACGTACACGATCGCCGGCCACGGGGCGGAGAGCGGGTACCCGCTGCTCAACCTGTTCGGCTCGCACAAGGCCGATTTTTTCCGCAAGGTGTCGACCAACTCCGGCCTGGTGCAACTGACTTTCGACCTGGGGGCGGCGGTCACCAGGGCCGCCGACTTCCTGTACCTGGGCAAAGCCTCCATGCTCATGAGGGCACTCGTGAACACCATCCGCGTGCGGCACCACACGAGCGACGACTACGCGGCGGCGACCGAGGCGCTCGTCATCGACTCGGCCACGTTCGTCACGGGCAACCTCATGGGTCCCGGCCTCGACGACTACCTGGCGACGTTCGCGGAGACCCCGGCGCGGCGGTGGTGGTACATCGCCTACAGCGCCACCGGGCAGTCTTTCTACCCGCACGCGAAAGCGTTCCTCGGCAAGGCCATCGACCCCGGCCTGGACCCGACGGCGGTCACCGTCACCCGCACCAAGCCGTCACACGGGCGGCGGCGCGCGCTCTACACCGTCGAGCTGCAGTGGCGAGGGCTGACCGAGGCCAACGCCCGCAACATGGCGAACACCATCGGCGCTCGGCGGCAGTGGGCCCCCGTGATACTCTTCACCAAGGACTATCACGAGCTGCTGTTCAACCACCGCGTGCTGTTCGGCCGCGTCGAGGCGTTCTCGACCGCCATCACGGCTAACAACGTGTTCGACGCCGCCATGACTTTCCAGGAGATGCCGTAGGGTGCCGACCACGCTGAACGTCCCGTACAACTACCACGTCCGCGTCGACCTGACGGTGAAGCTCTACACCCCGGCCACGGCGAGCACCACCAGCAAGACCTACTCGTTCGTCCAGAAGTCCCTGAAGAACTCAAGCACGCAAAACTCGTTCTGGCCGCTCCTGACCGATCTGGGCGAGGTATCGTTCAACGCCGGGGAGTTTCTGCCGAGCAGCTCGTTCTCCTCGTTCTCGATCGACAACCGCCCCGGCACGTTCGGGCTCAACCGCAAGTTTTCGGACATCCTGGAACGCTACTCGCCCGTCGAACAGTCGGTGGCGGTGTACACGGCCAAGCTCGCGACCGACAGCGACACCGTGAGCTCGTGGACGCAAGTTTTTCAAGGCATCTGTACGCGCTGGTCGTCGTCGATCGAGGACGGGGCGCACTCGCTCACGTTCGAGGTGCGGCCGGTCCGCTACCGGGAGAAGGTGCTCACGCTGGAGGTCAACCGCACCGTGAGCGGCATGGCGAACGCGCCCGACAGCTCGCTCGGGCGTGCGGTGCCGCTGATCATCGGGGACAATCAGGAGGTGATCCCCATCCGCATCACCGCCGACGGCGCGACCGAGCCCAGGTACGCCGTGGGGACGTGCCTGTACCAGCTCACGAAGAACAGATTAACCTGGGCCAGGGTGTACACAAAGGACAACGATAACAAGTGGGCGTTGGTGGACACGACCGCCAACACCGATTACAGCGGCACTACACCAGCAGGGTCGTATTCGCTCAATCAGTACAATTCGCGGGCTTGGAAGCTAAACATCAACAGCGTCAGAATCATCACGGGGGTACAGCTTCGCGCAAAGGGGAATGGTACGGGCACAGTCTCGACGGCGAAACTTACGGTATTCATTATGGTCACCATGCCGGGTGGCGGGACGGTGATCGACGAGCGAGCGGCGGTGGCGACACTCGACCTTTCGATATACGACACCCAGAACAACGCGGGGACAACAAACTTCCCGATCAATGTTTCCTTTGATCGTCCCCTGTATCTCGACGCAAACTACGAGTATTTTCTGGGCTACGAGGCCACGGGCGTTACCGCCGACGACCTCACCATCCACTACGGGTCGGGCAATACCATCGAATACCGCAAGGACGGCACGGACGCCGGCACCAACGGTAACGACTCCTACGCTCAGTACAAGGTGGTCTTCCCGAGCACGCGGATCCTCTACAAGCTTCACGAGACCACCTACTCCTTCACCGAGCACGTCGAAGCTTACACCCCGGCGGGGCTGACCTACTCGCGGCTGGACCTCACGCAGTTCACCCCCGACAGTGGCCAACAGAACCCGCACTTCGACAACTTCCCGATCCTGGTCGCGTTGATACGCGGGCAGTGCACGTACTCCGGCGGCGCGCTGTACACCAGCACCGCCGACCTCGTGAAGGTCCTGGGCTACAACTGGAACGGCACGGCGTGGACCGACCCCACGGAGTGGGACACCACGACGCTCTCGACGCACTACTGGCATCTCTACGACATCAACAGCGTCAACGCCCGCGCCCGCACGCCGCGGGGGGTGTTCGACTCCCGCATCACCTACACGGACTTTCTGACCGAGGTGTGTCGCGGCACGGCCTCGCGGGTCGGCACGCTCCCTAACGGCAAGATGTTCATGTATCCGTGGGGCATCTCGCACACCGTGACCGCGAAGATCCCCAACGCCGACCTCATCCCGCTCGGCTGGCGGCAGGAGGGCGTCGAGACCGTCATGTCCCGCGTGACGGCGAACGGCTTCCGCGGCTACCGGTTCACCGGTCGGGACTTCGAGAACGGTCGCGCCGACAACCAGGACGGCTTCGGGTACCAGTTCTCCGAAGACTTCAACGGGACCGACGGCCTGTACCCGCCGGTGGCCGCGATGACCGCCGAGGCCCGCGCGCTCTACGGCGACCTCCCGCCCGCTGAAACCAACTACACGATCTCGCCCTTCCCGGCGGACGTCTACGCGCTCGACAACGGCTACCTGGGTAACGGCAGCTCGTCGGCGCGGATGTCCTTGGTCGCTGAATACCTGCTGGCCAGGTACGGCAGGCCGCTCACCTACGCCGAGTTCCGGGTGCCGTGGAGCAAGTACTCGGCGATCAAGCTGTTCGACGTGATCGAGTTCACGAGCACGGAGTTCCCGGCGTTCTACGGCACCAACCCCGACGGCACGGACGCCGTGGTCACCGACGGCACCGTGGGCCGGGCGACCAGCGCCCAGGGGTACGAGCTGGTGGTGTCCCACACCTACCGCGGGCTGGTCGAGTCGGTCACCTACCAATTACCGCTCGGGCACTCGCCCATGATAAGATTGACCGTGCTGGTGCTCAGGAACCAGCAGTTTGACCCGACATGACATGACGTACGCCGACGACTTCTCACTCAGGAACCCAACGCTCTACAGCGCGACGAACGTCGCGGCGGCCATCGACGGCCTTCTCACCCGCCGCTTCGCCGGGGGCACCTCCGGCTCGTCCAACAACTACACCGCCACGGTATCGCCGGCCCCCACGGCGTACGAGGGCGGGCAGGTGTTCATCCTGTTCCCGAACCACACCAACACCGGCAGCGCGACGCTGAACGTCAACAGTCTCGGCCCAAAGACCATCAAATACCTCGGGCATAACCTGGTCGGCGGGGAGCTGGTCACCAACGTCTACGCATATTTGTTTTACAACAACACCGACATGATCCTGCTCAACCACGGCGGGGGGTGGGCCACGTGGACGCCGACGTACGGGGCGACGGGCTCGATGACCTTCACCTCGGTTACGACCGTCTACGCCAAGTATCAGCGGCACGGAAAACGCGTCCGGGGCATCATCAACGCCAACGGCACCACCGGCGGCACGGCCAGCACCGGGCTCACGTTCACCCTTCCGGTCACCGCCGCAAACACCGACTCCGGCGGGGCCTTGGGCCACTGCGTCATCGGCGAGGCCGGGACGGTCGCGGGCTTCATGCGCTGGTCGTCTACGACGGTCGCCATCTGCGAGCGGTACGACCAGGCCAACATCAGCCTGGCCGCCGGGCGGGCGCTGTCGGGGCAGTTTGAGTACGAGTGTTAAAGTTTTCACCAAGAGGGATATGAACGATCGAGTTTCATCGGACATGCAACTAAAGACCGGGGCTATCATGCGCCCGGCTGTCAGTCTCGGAGACATCAAAGCTCCGCACATTACCTACCGCATGCGGTGCATCGGCCCCGATGGCGTCGAGAAGTGGAGCGAGACCTTCGAGAACCTGGTCACCACGCAAGGCAAGACCGACATCTTGGACAAGTACCTGAAAGGCTCTTCGTACACCGCCGCGTGGTACTTGGGGCTCAAGGGCGCGGGCTCCGCCGCCGCGAGCGACACCCTCGCCTCCCACTCCGGGTGGTCGGAGGTCACCCCGTACGCGGGCAACCGCCCGGCGATCACCTGGGGCACCACGTCATCCGGCTCCAACACCGCCACCGCCGTATCGTACAGCATCACTGGTTCAGCGACCGTCGCGGGCGCGTTCGTGTGCACGGTCAGCACCGGCACTTCGGGCGTTCTTTACTCGGCGGGCGACTTCGACGCGAGCCGCTCCGTGGCAAACGGCGATACGTTGTCGGTGACTCCAACCCTCAACGTTTTATAATGACAGCCCTCGCCGACCTCAGTGATATCGTGAACCGCTGCACCGGGGGGTCCTCCGGGACCCCGGAGCTGCTGTTCTTTTATCGCGACTCGCGGGTCGGCGCGGGGGCGGCGGCGGCGACGGTCGCCGGGCGGATGACGAGCCTCTGGCGGTACGAGGGCAGCCCGGCGGGCGGCGCGGCCCCCGGGGGGGTCATGAACCCGAACAACACCACCGACGGCGGGCTCAAGCAGGCCAACCCCGGCGGCGGGCGGCAGAAGTGGCTCATCGGGGCCACAGCCGTGGCCTCGGCGTCGGGCACTCTCATCCTCTACGACCGGCTGCTGAGTATCTCGGGCCTATCCGGCACCACGACCACCGCCCAGACGGTCGGCGGCTCACTCACCCGATACACCGGGGCGGCGTCCGTCGGCAACATGATCATGATCGAGGTGTATACCGCCATCGGGGGGACGGCCACGACGATCACCGCAGCCTATACCGACCAGGACAACAACAGCGCCACGTCGACCGCCACGGGGATCGGCGGCACCGGTCTCAGCGAGGCCCAGCGGGCCATCGTACTCCCACTCGCCACCGGGGGCACGGGCGTCCGCGCCGTGGCAAGCGTCACCCTTGCAGCCAGCACCGGCACCGCCGGGAACTTCGGCGTGAATATCATTCGCCCGCTCTTGGTCATCCCGGTCCCGATCAGTGGCGCCGGGGTATCCCGCAACCTTATCGCGGAAAACCCCGGCCCGATCGAGATCCAGACCGGCGCTTGCCTCTCGTTCATGTTCTTGGCGAACGGCACCACGGCCCCGCAGGTGTTCGGCACCCTCTCGATGATCGAGGCGTAGCGGGGCGATGGCGATCACGGACTACGCCACCTACGTCACCGAGCTGAACGCCCCGCTCTTCCGCTCGTTCGTCACCAAGAACTCGCTCAGCACCGTCGCCGGGCGCATGTACTCGCTGTGGACCCAGACGCCGTTTGCCGCGAACACCCCGACCACGGCGGAAGCCCCCACTCGCACCACCACGGGGGCGTTACCGGACATGATCAACGGAGGTGGCACGGCCCTGCGGATGCTCGGCGCGGAACTCGTCCGGCAGCGCGGCGGGCTGCTCGTCCTCTGCGACCGCCTGAGCCACCAGGGGGGGCTCTCGGCCACGGTCACGACCGCGCAGACGACCAACCTGCCGACGGCAGCGCTCACCCGGTACACCGACGGGGTCGGCGTCATGATGGGCCTTGAGATTTACACCCAGATCGGCACAACGGCGACGACGGTCACCGCCAGTTACACGAATCAGGCTAACACGTCAGGACAAACGAGCGTTGCCACGGTCTTTGGTGGCACCAACAACCGCGAGATCTACCGGCTGATCGTGCTCCCGCTCCAGCAGGGCGACACCGGCGTCCGTGCGGTCGCCTCGGTCACCGTGCTGGCAAGCACCGGGACCGCCGGGGACTTCGGCGTCACGCTCTTCAAGCCCTTGGTGGCGATCCCCATCGTCGAGCACATGTACCCGCACGTGCACGACGCGCTGCTGACCCTGCACGGGCAGTTCGCCGAGGTCGTTGACGACGCCTGCCTGTTCTGGGTGACGCTCTCCGCCACCACCTCCACGGGCATCCTGAACGGCACGTTCTCCTTCTCGGAGGATTAGCCCATGGCGCTTTTTAACGCGGGCTTCAGCACTCGCGGGATCTTGTTCGACGGCGCGGCGGTCGAGGTCGGGCTCGTGCCGGTCGAGGCCGTTCCGACCGGCACCAACTACAACGACACGATCTCAGAATCGGTCGCCAGTGCCGAGAGCGTGGCGGCGGTCCTCACGGCTGTTACGACCACCTCCGACGCCGCCACCGCCGCCGAGTCCGCCGCCGCCGTCGCGGCCTTCGTCACGACGACATCCGATGGCGTCACCGCCGCCGACGCGGTGACCGGCGGCCTGGCCCTCGCCGAGACGGTCAGCGAGAGCGTGACCGGCACGGACAGCCTGGCCGCAGCGCTCGCGATGGCTGCCACCGCCTCGGAGAGCGTGACGGCTGCCGAGAGCCTGGCCGCAGCGCTCGCGATGGCTGCCACCGCCTCGGAGAGCGTGACGGCTGCCGAGGCGCTCGATGACGACCTTATCCACGCCGTGCTCGGCGACCCCCGGCACGTCCTCTCTCCCGCTGCCCGCCGCTGGTTCGTGAGCCCCAAGGGCCGCAGCCGCCCGACCGAGCCCGACCAGCCCGAGCGTGTGGTGTGGGTGTCGGCCCGGACGCGCTCCAGGGCATTAACGGCCACCCCCCGGCATGTGGTAAAATTGGCAGAGTAGCACCATGGCAGCACTACAGAGCGTCACGAAACAGCCCTCGGAAGAATTCACGGTCGCGCTGGACTTTTACGGCAAGCTCCCGCCCGGCAACCCCACCATATCCTCGGCCACGGCGTCGGCGGCCACCTACCCCGGGGGCGTGGACGCCACGGCCACCGTCATCTCGAACACCTCATGCACCGTCCGCGGGACGCAGGTCCGCGTGGGCGTGCGCTCCGGAACCTCCGGCGTCGATTACAAGGTGACCATCACCACCACGCTCTCCGACGGCTCGATACTGGAGGACGACTTTTTGTTGGAAGTCGACGCCCTATGAGCGACGAGCCCGGGAGGCTGAACCGGCCCAGGTACCTGAACGGCCCGGGTGTGACGAACGAGGATCTTATGGATGGGATTTATGAGGTCCGAGAACAGCTGGGGGAGATCCGCCGCGAGATCCAGGAGCTAGAGAGCCCGATGAACAGGACCGCAGACAACACCGCCCGCATCGCCGAGAGCCTCGAAGGGCTGATCGACAAGGCCACCGACAGGTGGAAAGTCCCGCTCCCGGCGTTCCTGGTGGTGGTGGTGACCATGGCCGTTATGTTCGGCCTGTACGCCGTGGCCATCCTCAAGAGCGAGCTGCACCTGACCCCGAGCAGCTTGCAGATCGGCGCAAAGACCCGCGCGGCGGATGGCCCATGAGTCCCGCCGATGGTCTCGCACCGGCCACCCGCGCGGCGCTCGTCCGTGACCTAGAGCGCGACGAGGGCGTTGTCCCGCACCCGTACAAGTGCTCGGCGGGCAAGTGGTCAATCGGCGCGGGCCGCAACTTCGAGGACAACCGCTTCACCGTCGAGGAGATGGTCATGCTCAACAAGCGCCGAGCGATCGGGCGGTCGCTCGCCGAGCAGGTGACGGCGCTCAAGGCCGTTCCGCTGAACCGGGACGAGATCCAACACCTACTCGACAACGACATCGCCGCCGTGTGCAGGCACGCCGACGCCATATTCGGCGAGCGGTGGCGCAACTGGAGCGGCGGGCGACAGCGGGCCGTCCTGAACATGCTGTTCAACCTCGGGCCGAACCGCTTCAAGGGCTTTCGCAACTCGATCCGCTTGATGATGCGCGAGGAGTGGGAGGCCGTGGCCGCGAACGTCCTCAAAAGCCTCTGGGCCAGGCAGGTCGGCAAGCGCTCGGAGCGGATCGCGAGCCTGTTTCGGAGGGGGTGAAAGGTATGCCGGTTTTCTTTTTGGCAGCTTTGGCACTTTTAGCAGCCTGCTCGAACCGCGAACAGCCCACCACAACCATCGGGCCCATGCGGTACCGCAACTGGGAGTTCCACCGCGACCCGCCGGTGGTGGTGGCCCTAGCTAACTTCGGCGTGAATCCAATCGCGGAAGCCGTGACCACGGCGCCCCCGCAGCCGACGCCGGAAGTGAACAAGCTTGGGCTAAGCCTGCTCGGCATCTGTCACCCCAAGTGGCCCTGCGAGGAAACCGTCCGCGCCTTTCGCGGCGTGGAGGTTCTGCGCTTCGGGTGGTTGGCGCACACCTTCGGCGAGCGCTGCCCGTGCGCCGAGCGCCTACTCCAGGACAGCCGCCCCAAGCAGGTGCGTGTTCACATCGCCAACGGGCCGTGTTTGCGGAACCGCCGCTGCGGCCCGTACGAGCCGTTCGCGGGCGAGACCGTCTCCTCGGCGTCCCGCAAGGTGGAGCAGAGAGACCCCGTGCTCATGGGAAAGTTTCGTGAGATAATGAAGCGAACGGCTGCACAACTCAAAAGGGCTCGCGGTGGTCCGGTCGAATGTTACGTCTCGCCCTGTCTGGAGTGTGACCTCAGCGATCCGGCGCGCAAGGCCCTGCTGGCGATGGCTGGCGAGCACTTCCCGCAGTGTAAGCTGGTGGATTCGGTCTTCCGCCCGCGCTGTCTGCGGGGGGTCGTCTGCGAGCGGCACGGCTCGAAGGCGACTCTGCGCCGCCCGTGCATTGCGGACACTGACGGCGAACCCGCCGCGAAGATCGACGTCCGGGCCTACGCCAAGCGGTACCGCGCCTGCGAGGCCGCCCACCTGTGGGACTTCAAGTTCAACTTACTCGATCACCATTCTCCCGTTTTCCAAGACCCGCGTGCGCGTACGACCGCGCCGAACGCCGCGTACTTCGAGCAGTTCGCGCGGTATCTTCGCCCTGGCGGTCTGGCGTCGCCAGCACCGCAGGCGGTCAACCCCGGAGACCTGACGGGCTGCACGGCCCGATTGGGCTTCGGCGGCGGGTTCGTGTGGAAACAGAGCGACTCCCACTTGGGGATCGCCCTGGTCGTGCCCAGGGGCGAGCGCCCCGCCGGGGGGTACACGCTGATCAGGGATGGCAAGGTACTAGCCCGACTGACCTACGCCGCCGAGATGCGCGGCGACCCACAAGGGCGGGGGATTTACCGCTCCAGCACGCAGCAGGCCGCGTTGGTGCCGGTGAGCAACGCCGTGCTCAAGTCCTCGGCGGGCTGCCGGGTGCTGCCCGAGCCGGGTTATCGCATCGAGGGCTAGTCGTGAGATAATGGAGCCATGAAAAAGATCCTCAGATAATGGAGCCATGAAAAAGATCCTCGCCTTCGTCCTCGCTCGGTTCCCCGTCGTCAAGCGGCTCAAGAGTCGCAAGCACTGGATCGTCGCCCTGTCCGTTGTCCTTGCCGCGCTAATCGCCATGGTGGAGGGCTTGCGCCCGTTGTTCCCCGAGGCCGCGTGGCTCGCCGACGCGCACGCCCTGCTCCTGCAGGCCATCGCGTACCTGAATGACGCCGCGGGCTATTTGGGCCTGTAGCGTTCAAGGTACTCGATCATCCGTTGCAGTACGTCCACGGAGTCGCCGACCCAGCCGAGGGTGTTGTTGCACCGGACGCACAGGAGGTCCCGCACCGCCCCGGTGGCGTGGCAGTGGTCCACCATCAACTTCCGGCTCGTGGGCTCTTCGCGGCAGATCGAACACAACCCGCCGAGCTCCTCGGTGCGCCGCTCGACCCACTCCAGCTCGACGCCGTACCGCAGCCGGTAGTTACTCCGGCGCTTGCTGTCGGCGTCGTACTTGCGCCGCCCCGAGCGCGTGTACTCGCGGTGGCGGTGGTTGCTGTGGCATCGCCGACACCGGCAGCCGTCGTACGGGAAATAGTAGGGGTTGAACTGCCTTGAGCAGTCACGGCATTTTCGTAGAGGTGCGGAGGGGTCGAAAACCCGCCGGGGCACGGCGGGCAGTATATCACGAACCCATGTGAGCTCGCACCTGCGGGACGTACGCCCGTGTCTCGGCGGGTACGCGGCTCCTCGACTGCCCGGACTTGAGCCAGGCCCTAACCCTGCCCGCCCCCCAATTATAGGCCATGAGCGCGTGGTCCACGTTGCCGCCGAACAGTCGCAGATTCTCGGACAGTATCCGCGCGGAGCAGTCGAGGTTGCGCACCGGGTCAAACAACTGGTCCGCCGACGACAAGCCGCACGCCAGCGAGTTCGACGACATGACCTGACCTAGCCCGATCGCCCCAGCCCTCGAGACGGCGCGGGTCTTGTACGCGCTCTCGGTCCGTACGACGGCGTCGAGCAGCTTCGGGCTGATGGCGTATTTCCTAGCCGCCCGCACCACCTCGGTTTTGATCGTCGCCCTGCTCGGCTCGGCCTTCGCGCCGTAAAATCGCAGGATGTGCCAGCGCGTGTGGGCAAAGCCCCCATCGAGGGGGCCGGCCCAGCCGCCGCTGAACTTCGGCGGGGAGCAGAACACCGCCCCGATGGCGGCGAGGGCCAAGAGGCCCCCGCCGTTGTTGCCGGGCTTCCCGGCCTTCATTTCTTGCCCTTCGGCGCTGAGGCCGTGGGCCCTTGCAGCACCGCCGTTGGGTCGTTGCCGAAAACGTGGACCTGCACGATCACCCAGGTGGTCACAAACCCGACCGCCAGGAACACGTGGATCATCGTGGTCAGCACGCCGTGGACGGTGAAAATGTTCTTCTTGATTTCATCAAACATGGCTGCCCCCTATTATTTCGTTCTCGGGAATTCGGCCTCGTCTGCCGCTTGTGCCTGCCCGGTGCAATCGGCCCACAGGTAGCACTTGAGCGGGAGGTTGCTGCGGAACGTCTGTTGTACTTCCGAGCGTGTATCAACGCGGTAAACGCCAAGCTTCCCGCCGACCTCGAACCCGCTGCACGCCGCCAGGTTGACGATCACCGCTCCGGCGACCGAGCCGATCACGGTCCAGCGCTTCAGGTTCTCGTCGATATTTTCTGGGATTAAGTTGTTCATGTTGTTCTCCATCCAATCAGTCATTTATATTTCAATTTTGGGATCAAGCCTCGATCCCAATTTTTTACTACGCTACCCGGTGCAGGCCGCCGTTGGCCGCCGGGACGAACGCGCCGTCGGGCGTTTCCGTCTCGACGATCTGCCGCGCCCCGCGAAACACCGCTCTCACGAGGCCCGGGTCGATGCAGAGCGCCAGCCCGTCTTGCAGACCGTGCAGGTAGTCGCCGATGCTCCGCATCCGCTCCATGTCACGCTCGCGCTTGGCCGCCTCATAGCTGCGGGTGTGGTGCAGGATTGTTTCCAGCAGTTTCTCAGGTATTGTTTTCATGCGTTTTCCTCCTTCGGGCCATCCGTCGGCCCCTCAGTGATTAAGATCGATCGTCCGGCGCGAAGGCCACATGTTTTTACGATAAACAGCGTTTGAGAGACGCTAACTGGTTGAGCGCTCGTGGAGGAAAATGTAAAACGGCGTTCAGACTGGCCTTGCGCGACGGCGGATCGGGCGCTTGAATGGGGGGATGAGGACCTATCGCTGCGCCTGCTGCATGCTCCGGGGGCTCCACGGCGTTTGCTCGTGCGTGTGGTCGCCGTGCTACGTGTGTTTCCGGTGTCGCAAACACTGCGCGTGCCCGCCGAGGTGCGAGCCGCCTGACCCGGAGCTCGACGCGGCGGATGGGCACCGGCGTCACGGAAGTGACACGGAACCCGCACGGAACCGCCGAGAAACTGACACGTAACCGCCAGAAGACCGCGCGAAACCGCCCGGAACCGCCGAGTTTCTCCCCGGGGAATTTTTGGGCTGGTTTCGTGCCCGTCGGGCGGTAAGATATCGGCGTCCGAGTAACCAAACCCTTGGGAACGCCGCCGAAAACGTGGGTGCTTGAGATCGCGGGCTGTAGCTCAGCTTGGTAGAGCGCTTGGTTCGGGACCAAAAGAAGTCTCCCCGAAGTAACTCGACAGTAACGCAGAAAAGCCCTAGAAAACAAGCACTTTTCAACGTTTCGCGATTGTGCCGACGTAGCATATGTCACGGAATCTTGTCACGGAACTCGACGGCGGATTCCCTTCTACGGAGGAGATCCGCATATGGCCCGACCTCGCAAGCCCTGGTTCTGGACGGCTCGGGACACCTGGTGCGTTTGGATCGACGGCGTGCAGACGCCGCTCGCTCGGGGACGCGACAACAAGCCCGCTGCCGAGAGAGAGTACCACCGGCTCATGGCCGAGCGGCACGTTCCAGACGAAGAGTCGAAGGGCACTACCGGCTGCCTCGCGGCGGAGTACCTGGCCTGGCTCAAGAAACACCGCGAAGCTCAAACCTACGATCAAGTCCGGCACTTTCTGCGGTCGTTCCTCGGATACAAGCGAGTCCGCGAAACACCGCCCCATCGCATCACGATCGAACTGGTCGAATCGTGGGTGGAAGAGAACCCCTCCTGGAAGCGCTCCCGGCGGCACGCCCTCCGCTCTCTCCTGCGAATGTTCAACTGGGCGGTTAAGCGACGGAAACTCCAGCGTAACCCCATTCACGGGATCGACGTCCCCGCTCCTAACCGTGTGCTCGCATACTTGACGGTGGATGAGCGGGGCAAGATCTTCAAGGCCATCAAGGACACGGCTTTTCAGCTCGTCCTGACGGCGCTCGAACAGACCGGGTGTCGGCCCGGGGAGTTGTGTGTCCTCACCGCTGAGCACGTCGATCTCACGCAAGGGACGTGGACGCTCCCGAAGCACAAGACCGCCAACAAGACCGGCAAGCCCCGCGTGGTGTACCTCACCGCCGGGATGCTGGAGATCACCCGCGAGCTGGTCCGCGCTCACCCCGACGGGCCGCTGTTCCTCAACAGTCGCGGGAGCCCCTGGAACCGCAACTCCATCCGCATCCGGTTCCGCAACCTCCGCAAGAAGTTCCCGGAGCTCGGCCACTTCACCGCCACGAGCTACCGCCGGGCCTACGTCACCGACGCCCTGGAACGGGGCGTGGACGCGGTTAAGGTGGCCGAGCTGGTCGGGCACACCAGCACGGACATGGTTATGAGGCACTATTCGCAGTTGCAAGAGCGGGTAAAACACATGCGAGATGTTGCGCAGCAGGTGGTGAGCTGATACTCTCCCCCGCACGGCGTCTCATCAGCGCCGGGTTGTCCAAGTTGTTCATGGGTTCTCTCCAAACCCGCCCCGGCCTCCGGTCCTACCCCAGGGATCGGCGGCCGGGGCTTTTTCTTGCCCTGATGCCCTCAGCCCTGCGGCGGGGCCGCCGGGGACGCTACCACCGGGGGCGGCTCGCCGAACTCCCGGTAGAACCGCTCGACCACGCTCAAGAACTGCTCGAACTGCGCCATGTAAACCTTGGTCTCGATCCGCACGGCGGGCTTTTCCGCCCCTGTCGTGCCGATGACCATGGCCTCCCACTGCACGCGCAAGGTGCGCTCGCTCTCGGCCAGCAGCGCGCGGGTCTGCTTGGCCGACGCCAGGAACTCCTCGGTCACCTTCATCCGGCGTGGGACCTCGGCGGCGTACCGGTCCATCATCGCCGCCGTTTGCAGGTGGATGCCCCGCATGCGCTCGTCGTTGGTGCGCTCGGCGTCCAGGCGGCAGCGGTCGGCGTTGGCCTTGTACCCGATGGCCGCTCGCGGCAGGTCCCAGCGGATGTCGTCGGCGGCCCGGATCATGCGGTCGCAGTCGTCGCGGGCGGTGCCGGAGAGCTTGAGCAACTCCTCGGTCGCGCCCAGGAGGTCACTCCCGATGTCGGCGTTGAGCTTGTACTCGCTCCGCGCGGCGGAGAGCCGCTCGCGGATGGCGCGCAGGTTGCCGCGGATCACCTCGTTCGTCTTCTTGACGGAGGCGTTCGGGTCCCCGACGTTCTCCGGCGGCGGCGGTTCGGGCTTTTTGACGCAGCCGCCGAGCATCCCCAGGGCGCTCGCGCAGCAGGCGAGCGCAACCCCGAAGATGATGGAGAAAAAGGTCTTCATGGGGTGCCAACTCCGGGTTAAGAATTAAAGGCCGCGAGCAGCTCGTCGGTCAGGTCCAGACCCAGCCGCTGAAGGTCGTCTCGGGTGAACCGTCGGAGCGTGCCGTGCGCGGGGGGCTTGGGCACGAGCGACGGGGCGTGCGCACGCAGACGGTCGGCGGCCAGGACGTGCAGCCAGCGGGAGCGAGCCTTGCCAACGCCGCCGAGTTCGCGGCTGATCACGTAGCAGTCCAGCTCGTCGATGTGGGGGTCGGGCATCCGCTGGCCGACGAGGTCCCACGGCACGAGCGTGTCGCGCGTGGAGAGCTTGGCCGTCCACGAGGCGCTGGTGGTCGTGGTCGTGCTGATGCTGCCACTGCTTGTGTAGCTGCGCGAGTTCGAGACGTTCGACCCGGTGTGAATCCAGCGCACGTTTGGCGCCCACGGGTGGGCGTTCGCCGCGGGCGACGGCACGATGCGCGGCGGGAAGTGGTCTGGTGTGAGGTGCCGTGCGCCGTTCCACGTGAAGCTGTGCGTCTGCGAGCTCGAGTCACTGAAGGACTGGCCCTCGGTGCGGCCTCGCGCCTCGGAGGTCCCGGTCGTGTGGTTGGTCTCGATGCCATCGCGCTTGCCGAGCATCTTGCACAGGTACTCGGCGGTGTCGGGCGTGCTGGCGAACGCCACGATGGTCTGCATAAGGCCCATCATCTCCTTGGTCGCCTTCTCCCCCCATTGCGAAACAAGGCCCTCGATGCCCTGCGCCGCCAGGGTGAGCGAGAGCCCGAACTGCCGACCCCGTGCCAGCATCTCCGGGATGCGGAAGTTCCGCATCTCGCGGGCCTCGTCGGCGAAGACGAACGTGCGGTTGAGCTCGCTGCCGTGCCTGCACGCGACCAGGTACAGCATGTGGGCCATGGCCGCCGAGTACCGGCTGTACCCCTCGGCGATGTTCGGGTCGAACGCCAGGTGCATGAACACGCTCCGGTCGAACTGCTCGCGGAACGTGAACCCCTTCCCGCACGAGTCGCTGAACGCCGCCACCATCCCCAGCTGGTTCAGCTCCGCCGAGGCCGTGGCCGTGATGCCCTTGCCCATCTTGCCGGTGATCTCGTGCGCCGCGCTGCCGCGCGTGCTCGCGGACTGCGCGAGGATGGGCGCGAGGAACTCCGGGTACCACAGCGCCCGCACCACGTCGGCCAGCCGCCAGCGCGGGCCGGCGCGCTCGGCGAACACGGTCATCAGATGCTGCACCACCACGCGGGCCTTCCGGGGCCAGAACGGGTCGGAGCTGGTCATGCCCCCGCTCTGCTCGTGAACGCCCATGAGGCCGTCGACGAGGTTCATCAGCATCACGGGCTCGTTGTTCGTCTCGCGGGCCACGTCCCAGAACCGCGACCCCTCAAAGTGCGGCGAGAGGTTGAGCATCGGCACGCCCGGCGGGAGCGTCCGCGCGGCGTGGTCCCAGTACGTGCCGGTCGGGTCGATCACGAACTCGCGGAACAGCGCCCCGCGCTGCCGGTAGTACGGCGAGAGCGAGGCCCGCTGCGCTTTGATGGCGACCGACTTCCCGCAGCCGGGGACGCCGAGATAGATGATGCCCTTGTTCGTCCACCCGAACGGCCACGGCACGCTTCCCGCGATCAGGATGGTCGGGTGGCCCCCGTCCACCATTAGCCGGTGGAGCAACTGCGGGCCGCGGAGTTGCTGGAACTCGGGCGCGTACGGATTCGTCGGCGTCATCGTTGGGGCTCCTGCTTCCGTTGGGGCTTTTCGGGCTCCTTGCGCCGCTGCTCGGGGTACGTCAGCCGCACCGTCACGCCGCGGCCGTGCTCGCGCTCCAGGCGCACGAGCGCCCGCAGTTGCGTGAGGTCCAGTTTCTGCGCGTTACTCACCACGATCTCGGTCCGCTTGGGCAGGCGCGGGGCGTTCTCGCGGGTGTACTCGCGGAAGTTCCGCTGGGCTCTGTCGAGCATGGCGTGCATGTCGCCGTACTCGGTGATGACGCCGCGAAAGATGGCCTCGGCGTGACGGCGAATCAGCGAGTACCGCCGCTGCTCTTTGAGGAACCGGCCGAGCTGGTCCGGGCGGTCGGCGTCGAGCTTGATGACCGGCGGCGGCGCGGGCTTGCGGTCGGGGGTGCTCTTGCGCTCCTTGATCGCGTCCCCGGGGCGCGGCGGGCGCAGAGCCTCCGGCGGTTGCGGCGGCGGCGCTTTGGGCAGCTTCGGCGGCGGCCCGGCGGCAACGGCAACGGCGGCGGCCTCCTTCTTCAGCTCCGGCTGCACGAGCTTGAACTGCGCCGCACCGTCCACGCGCTCCAGGCCGTGAATCTTGGGCTTGTCGAGCACCCGCCGCACGGCCTCGGCCACCTGCGGGGCAGTCACCTGCGGGTAGGCGAACGACACCTCGAACGCCGCCTGCCGCAGTTGCACGTCCGAGAACCCGGCCCCGGCACTGGCCGTCTCGGCGGCGGCCCTCACCACGGCCTTGTGCACGATCTCGGCCGCCAGATATTGCGAGGCGCGCGCGTCCGGCAGTTTCTCCGGGGGGCGGAGCTTCAGCGGCTCGCAGCCGAACTCGCGGCCCTTCTGCTCCCACCGCGCCCGCGACTCCTCCAGCGGCGGGATCTGGTCCATCGGCGGGCGCGCCCGGTCAGGCCGGTCCCGCGCCGCCTGGTCGCGCTCGCGGGCAAACTTCGTCCCTTCGAGCCCCCGCTCCAGGATCGCGCGGTCGATGCGGTCCTTGCCCGAGCACATCGCCTTGACGAACGCGTCCGGGTAGCCGACCACGCCCCAGCCGCGGCCGTCGCGGGTCACCCTGGTCTCAACGCCCATCGCCACCGCGGCGTCCTGCACGGCCTTGCTGAGCTCGGCGGCGCGGGCCGTCTGCGTGCGGTAGTAGTTGTCCCGCAAGCTGGCGTCCTGCCCCGTGCGACCGTCCTCGGTGACGCACGTGGTGGCCTTGAACGCGTGCACGTGCCAGTGCGGGAGGTCCTCGACCGTGCCGTCCTTGCGCTCCGTGTAGGTGCGGTCGTGGACCACCGTGACGATGGCCACGGGCACGGCGTCGAGGCGCACCTTGCCGTCGGCCCCCTTGCGGATCTCGCCGTTCGCGGCGCAGATTTCGAGCAGCTCGTGCACCTTCTCCCGCGCCACCTGCCGCAGCTCCATCGCCTTGTCCGGCGGGAAGAACACGCCGGCGCAGAGCAGCGACGCGGGCTTATCGAGCGTGCTGCACAAGTGCGTCACCCTGTCGTCCCGCTGGATGCCGTGCGCCGCCAGGGCCTCGGCGAACGTGAGCCCCGTCGGCTCGAACCTCTTGGTCTGCGCCGTGTACACCCCGACGGGCTCGCCGGTCAGCTCCCCCTCGCGGTTCATGTCCGGGGCGTAGCCGTAACGCGCGGTGGCCTTAGTCACACTCATGGCCGAGCCCCCCCATGGTTTCGTCGAACAGCTTGAGCGTCGCCTCGAGCGTCAGGTCGGGCGACAGCGCGGCGACGATGAACGCCGCCACCAGGCGCAGGTCCGCCGAGCGGGTGATGCGCTCCCGCAGGTACACGGCCAGCGGCACGTCGTCGGGCTTGGCGGCGAGAACGGCCTCCAGCTCGGGGGAGCTGAGGCGGACCATCACGTTGTTGGTGCGCTTGGTCTTGGGGCTAGGGACGCGAGCGACCATGGCGGGTTACTCCTTGAGGGGGGTAGCCGGGAAAACAGCGGGCACTACGGGATCGGGGATCTGCTCGATGGTCGCCGGCGTACGCACCAAAACCCACCAGGCCGCGAGCGCGCCGGCCAAGGCGACCGCGAGAGCCAGCGCCGCGGGGGGCCAGACACGCGCCCGCGGGGGGTGCGGCGGTGTGTCGACTGGTGGCGGCGCAGGCAGAGGGAGGGACGGCGGCGGGGGCGGGGGCGGGGGCGGGGGCGGACAGTGCCGCCGGGGCAGGTTGGTCAGGTACGAGCACCACTTCTCGGCGGTGGGCCGGTCCCCCGGGGCGCACAAGAGGGCGTTCCTGAAGAACTCCCGGAACTCCGCCGGGAGCTCCTTCCACGCCGGGTCATAGCGCGGCACCTTGCCCCCGCCCATGGCGGCTTCGGGGTCGTCTAGGAACGGCACGAACAGCCCGGAGGCTACCCGCTCGTCGAGCGTTCGCAGCTTGCACGGAGCGCCGACCATGGCCGACGGGTGAAAGCCCGCCACCAGCTCGAACATGATCACGGCGAGCGCGAAGTGGGCGTCCCCGCGCACCGGCGTCGACTCCGGGAACAGCAGCCGCTCAGGGCTGCGGTAGCCGTCCGTCCCCGGCCCGCCGGGCAGCACCTCGATCAGCTCGCTCGGGTCGTCGGGGTCTCGCACGCCGGTCCCGCAGAGCGCCAGGCTGTCCACGTCCACCATCAGCACGGTGCCGTCGGGGAGCTCGATGAACCCGTCGGCCTTCGGGTCCGTCATCACCACCGACGGCGCGGCCATGCGGTCGCACGCGGCGAAGATCTCCGCCACCTGTCGCATGAGCTCCACGCGCGCCCACAGCGTCTCCGGGCGGCACAACGAGAGCGGGATGGCGTCCGGTCGCCAGTGCATCACGTACCCGTGGCACCGACCGTCGGTCGAGTCGATCAGCAGGTCCTCGATGGCCACGAACTTCCGGGGGTCGAGGCGCAGACAGAGCAGCGTCTCCAGTTTCAGCGCCACCCGCTTGTCCACCGGGCGCGCGTGGAACACCGCCGCGCAGAGGCCCTCGCCCGCATGGTTCTTCACCGGGTGGATCGCCTTCTCGCCGCCCTGAACCAACGGCGGGTCGTCCAGGTCCACGCGGTAGGTGGTCACGCCGTCGATGCCCGTAAAGGTGGTGCTCATTGCCGCGCCCCCGCACGGGCCTTGAGGATGGCGGCCCGCAGCGCCGGGTCTTCCCGTGAGGTCGGCTTGCCGGTCATGGTGAGCAGATCCGCCACCTGCCACGTGTACAGCGTGGCCGTGTCGGCGGTGTCGAGCATGTGGACCGGCTGGCCGAACGGCTTGGCGAGCTCTTCGAGAACCGGCACGTCGCACATCTCTTGCGTCGGGCCGATGACCGTCACGCTCGCGTTCATTCGTTGCAGCACCTTCACCAGCGGGGCCCAGCCCTGCTTCACCAGCTCGTCGGGCTCGTACGTGCTCCGGCCATCGCTCACCAACCGGAAGTTCACGTGGCGGATGCTCCGGCCCTCCGCGTGGGCGCGCTCGGCCAGGTGCGTGAGGAGCGCGGCGACCTCGGCGGCGGTTTCGAACAGCGCGGTCGAGCCGTGCGGCGGGGCCTCCAGCGGCGCGGCCTTGGTGTACGGCAGGATCGGAGCGTGAATCGGTGCGGCGTGGATCAGCGCCCGCACGAGCAGCACGCGGTCGAGTGTCCCCGGCGTAGCGGTCTTGGTGGCGATCTCCTGGACGCCGGTGAAGTAGCGGGCCTTCTCGGCAACGACCGGTTGCATCGAGCCCGAGGCGTCGTCGATCTGCACTTCGAGCGCGAGCTGCTGGTGCGGCAGAGCAACGGCAGAGACGAGTCCCTGCAGGTAGTCGGGGGTGGCGGGCGCGGGCGCGGGCGCGGGCGCGGGCGCAGCGGCGCCCGCAGCGGCCCTGCGCCCGCTGGTCGGGAGCGGCATGGGGTGTGGTCCTACTTGAAAGTCTGAAGGCCGCTGTCGGGGCCTTCCCTCGGCGGCAGGAGATTATTGGGGGAATGCGCACCTTCCGCGTTTTCGAGTTACTGGAGAGTAGCGCGATTTGAGAACAATATAAGGAAATATACTTACATATTCAAATTATAATTAGAAAATAACTTAAAAAAATTTGATGGCGTCTTTGAGTTTCAAATGATGCTGAGAGCTTTGAATCTTATTCAAAAGAAGGCCAAAGTGAGTGTCGCAAAAACTAAGTGTCCAGTCGCGTCAGCTGGCGTTACGTGAGTTGACAAAGATCTGATCCTGGCCCTTTGCGCCGCCTAGGCGCGCCCATTGTACAAACTTACTGCTCGGAGACAACAGGGAGGGGTCCGGATGACGCCTTGGGTTGTGAAAACGGAAAACCCGATTGGGTACCCGAAAACGCAACCCCTCCCCGCCGCAAAGCGGCTCCACTGCTGCTCGCGCTTCGCATCGTCGTCAGAAGTCGTCAGAAGTCGTCAGAAGGGAATGTCCGCGCTGCCTTGTTGCCCCCGCGTGCCGCCGTTGCCGTTGCTGTTTGTGCCGTTCCCGGCGTCAAGCATGGCGTCGGCGACCCACAGGTAGCACTGCCGCAGGCACTCGGCGAGGACCAGCAGGTCATCCCGACCGAAGCTCTGCGCGGTGCGCCAGTTCCCGGAGTTGTCCTTGTAGCTGCGACCGCACGTGATCGAGAACCACCGCCCGTGGGCGTCAGAGTGGTTTTCCCAGACCACGGCCTTCACGCGGCCCAACTGGACCTCGTGCGCGGGCGGTCGGCGTTCGCCGGTTTGCTGCTGGGCGGCCTGCTGGCCTTGGGCTTCCGCTTCGGCCGGTTGGCCGACGTCACCGCGTTTTTTACCAGCCATGTGGCACGCACTCCGTTTCTGAGGGGATGGGACATGTGGTGGTGTCCGCGTGGGGGTTGGGGGTTGTGAGAGAACCTGGGCGAAGAGAGGGGCGGGCGTCCGTGCCCGCCCCCGGAGATCACGCCGCCCCGGAGATCACGCCGCCCCGGAGATCACGCCGCCCCGGAGATCACGCCGCCCCGGAGATCACGCCGCCCCGGAGATCACACCGCCACGGTGGGCGGGGCCTCCGGGAGGGACAGCACGGCGGGCCGCGCGGGCAGGTGCGCGTCGATCAGGCCGTTCAGCCGCATCGTCTGGAGCGCGTACTCGCTCGGGCGCGCCGTCACGCGCTCCTTCAGCGCCTCGGTGAAGGCGTTGAACAGGGACCACACGGTGCGCGGCTTGAAGTCGGCGTGCGCCGGGGTGCGCCACTCGCGGATGAGCCGCGGCAGGTCGCGCGCCCCGATGATGCCGCGCTCGTACGCCCGGAGGATGAGCGCGTCGGCTTGGTCGTCGGTGAGTTCCGCGCGGGTGAAGCGCTCGATCCGTTCGGCTTCCGCCTCCTGGAACGACTTCAGCGCCCCGACCGCCCCGGCGATGGCCGTCACGAACCGCTGCTCGCCGAACCGGGTGTGCTTCTTGCGGACGAGGAGTTCCGAGCGGAACGCCAAGTTGTCGCAAACGAGAACCGAGGACCCGGCGACGAACCCCAGCGGGAACGTCTTGTCGCTGCTGTTTCGCACCCCGACGGCCAGCGTCACGCCGTGAGCGATCTGGTGCGTCAGCCGCAGAACGCCGAAGAACCGGTGGCCGTCCGGGGACAGCCCGAGCTGGGACTTCTCCGTCGCGTACCCCGCTTCAATGAGCGTCTGGGTCACGACGGACAGCACGCGGTGGTGCGAGATCGGGTGCCACCGACCGACGGGTTGCGGAGGCCGAACCTCGCGCAGCTCGTCCGGCGACACCTGTCGCGCACCCTTGTGCAGGATCAACTTCGCTTCCGACATTTTGCACCTCCTCGGCGCGTTGGGTAACGGGGACCGAGGGGCGGCAATCTGCCGGTTGTAAAAACCTTTCAGGCGTCATCCGCCCCTCGGCCCTGACGCGCACCGAGAGGCACGGCACGGGCGAAAGGCGGGGACGACGATAAAAACTTTTCTTCTACTCGCAACGAGGATGTAAAGAGCAACCGAAACTACACAAGAGGGATTTTTTGAGGCATCCGGAGAGTTCTGGTGAGGTGAGCCCCCGCACACGGAAGGACCGGCCTTGCAGTGTGCGGGCTCCTTAAACTCCTCAAAGTCTAAAAGCTCTTCACCGTCACTCGGCCCCGACTATCCCTCGGCGAGTTGCTTCCCAGCAGAGCTCGCTTCCGTTTCGTCGGAGCTATCCCGAGAGTAGCGCGTCGGCGCGTATAGCTCAACGGCCTGCCGCACGTCGTCCGGGATCGGCAGGTAGACCTTGCGTGGCGCGAGCCGCTTGGTGCGGAAACAGTTCTCGATGGCGACCGGGGGCAGGCGGGCGGCCTTGCGGCGGACGTTCAGCGCGCGGGCCAGGGTCACCACCTGCGCCCGCACCCCGGCGTACCCCGGGTCGAACGGCAGCGCGCGGAGCTTCTCTTCGAGCCACGCCGCCGACCGGCGGACGGCCCACCCGTCGAGGTACTGCCGCGCCAGGCGGTTGTAGACCTCGCGGTGGAGCCGCACCCTCGTGGGGGAGAGGGCGTAGCCCGCGACGTGCAGCGGGCTCTCGCGGGCGTCGCGGATGTTCCTGCCCTCGCAGTCCCAAAATGGGGAGCCCCCCGCGGTGGCGACCAGCACCACCAGCCGCCCGCACCGCAAGTAACGCACCTTCGCGGCACCGTGCTGCTTGTGCCGCCGGTGGACGGCGAACTTGCTCAGGTAGCCGCCGTAGCGGAGCAGTAACTTCACGTCGACGGCGCGCGGGTCCTTGCTCTCCGGGATCCAGGAGGTGGAATAGAAGTGGTACCCGTGGTTGAGCAGCCGCATCGCCAGTTGCTGGACGAGCGCGTGGGTGTCCTTGACGAGGTAATCCTGCATAGACCAAAGTGAGAATTATTTAGACGATATTCTCGAAACGCCGGGACACCTGCCAGGGGCTCGATCGGGGTGCGACGCATTTGCTCCTTTCCGGTAGCGCGCGCACCCGCGAATCGGCCGCATCAAAACCGGTGGGGGCTTTCGCCCATACGGACTGCCTTGCCCGCCGAGTCCCCTACTCGCCCCCTCCGTTCGCCCGCGTGCAACATGCCCGGTCGGTTGCCCGACCAGAACCGCGCCGCCGCCGTCGTCGACATGAAAAACCTTGCGGTATATCCAGATAAACCGCGCACGCGAAACGATCCCGCTTTGACTGAGTGCGCTTCAAACGGAATCAGAGTCTCGTCGCTAGTGGCTTCCTCGACCACGGGGGCGGAGGAGTATCCCGCGAGATCCCTCGCGCGGGCACTATCCTCGGCGGGAATACCCCGCCGAGATTTCAGGCTTGTAACGCGCAAATCGGGCCTTACCGCCATCTCTCCCGTACCGTTCGCTGCTCGGCATCGACTCTCTGAAACCTATCCGGGTCGGGCTCGCTCACCGATGGGGGGCATGACCCCACCGACCGCCGCGCCGGGCCGTGTATTCCGTCGCGATACTCCCGCGCCGTAGCCCACGGGCAACACGCACTCAGCACCCGCGTCGCCTGTACCTCTCACACCGATCGGCTCGCCATCGCAACCAGGCGGGCACCTCTCGATGCACCCGGCTGCACCGGCTTGACGCGCCTGTGTCGTGCGTCCAGTTTAGCACGCCTGCCGCGTTGCGTCAGAGACAGTGCAGGCGTGTGGCAACACTCCTTTTGTACCCTCTCGCGCATCCAGCCGTGGGCCCGGCGGAGCATCTGGTGGGTACACTGCCGGGTAACCCCGTTCTGCTCCTCGGCGATTTCGGCGAACGTCCAGCCGTCGAAGTGGTACCGGCTCACGACGTGCCGGTACCTCGGCGGCAACTCGGCCACGGCGCGACGAACATCCAAACGGGCGTCAATGTGCGGGTGCGGGTCGTGGCTGGTCACGAACTCGGGGATGCCCAGCTGGCGTTGGTACGGGACCCCGGAGGCCCCGAGCACAGCGCCGGAGTCCGGGACCACCCAGCCGCGCAGGGCCAGCCGGCGCGTGCGGCGGAGGGCGTATTTGATAGCCACCTTGGCGTAGACCGGCCAGGGGGTCGTCTCGGGGCTTTTGGCCACGTACCGCAGCGCCGATTGCCAGAGCCGGAGCATCGCCAGAGACCGGGCATCGTCGCGCAGGTGCTCCGGGTAGCGCTGGCGCCGGAAGAGGCCGCGGAGGTACGTGTCGAAGTGCGGCCAGAACTCCAGGATTAGCCCCTCGGCGGCGCTCAATACTCCTCCGGTAGCAACAGCGTTGTCAGTTCTCGCGTCCCGTCGTCGCCGGCCGCATCCGTGACGCACCAGACCCGCCCCGCCGTGGTCTGGTAGGCCGACAGAATACGCGAGCCACCCGCGAGCGCCGCGTCGTTTGCCGCCCGGTCGTCGTCGGAAATATCGCCCCAGTCCCCGGAAAAGTGCCGGTCTAATAACTGCCCCGGCGTGAGTCCGGCGAGGCTCAGAACCCCGATCGCGCCGGGGGTGGCGGCGTGGCAGTTACTGGCAAGGCGCGGCGGCCTGCCGCAGGTAGGGCCGCCGCTCGGCTGGGGGGTTTCGGTTTGCGTGTTCACGTTCTGTGCTCCTCCACGATTTCGTTTGCCCAATCCAGCCACCACGGGTCGTCCCCCGGCTGTGGCGGCCAGTGGGCCACTCCGCCGTTAAAATCGAGCGCGGTAACTACGCCCTCCGGAAGCTCCCGGACGACTCGGCGGACGACCGCCGAGAGAGAATCGTCGCAGCACTCCGCGCGCAATCCCCCCTCAATCCGCAGCGAGTTGTATCCGGCGATATCCCCGCAATGAAACCGCCCACTGCACCCGGTACACCGATATCCGCTCATGCTCGCTCCTCGCTGAACTCAGCCTCGTTCACCTCGTCGGCGTACCCGCAGCCCTCGGACGCTTGCATATCCTCCCACAATTCGCGGTCCGTCGGCTGCGGCTGGCAGTCGATACGTTCCTCTTGCACCACGCACGACTCCGGCACGACGAGAAAGCGCTCGGCGGCTATCCGCCGGGCCTCCGCCTCGCTCGCCGCCGTGATCACGCGGTGGTCAACGGCAACGATCGTGCGGGTCACGGTAACCCAGTAGGTTTTTGAATCGCTCATCGTCGCCTCCTACGCTCCCAACACCGCCACACCGTCGACTATCACCGGCTGCACGTGTGAACTCCAGCGGAGTTTTGCGACGACCTCGGCGGACGCGAGGTGTGCCTCCAGGGTTTCCCAAACCTGGTCGGCCTCGGCGCTCTCAGCGGTCAGACCGAGACTCGCGAGCGCGTCCTCGCAGGCGTGGGTTGGGGTTTCGCCAAGCCCGTAGGCCACGCCATCTACTGTTGAGATTGCTACGTATTGTTTGGTGCCCATCGTTGTCCTCCAGTTTCGCGGCCGCATCATCGCGACCGCTCATCATCAATACAGATATGATGCACTTATTATTAACATAATGTCAATGATTTTCGTAACTTTTATTTACTAGTGATTACAAGGACTTAGCGTTTTCGTACCGCAGAAACGCCGTTTTATCGTCAACTAACAAACGGGCGCAGCGCTGGATCCCGGTGAGTTGGCCGGCTACGCGAGCCTCGACCGCAGCATCGCGGTGTTTCCGGCCCTCCAGGGCGGCGAGCTGGAGCGCGAGCGTGCGGTAACACGCGGCCAATACCGCCGCCACGGCTATCTGCGTATCGAGCTCGAGTGGCGACTTTTGCGGAACGCTATCCAGATCGGCACCTCGCGTGTGATAATCGCAGCACATGATTGCTCGCGCAACACTCCCGCAACTAACGACCGATTCGGTCGGCAAGCTGCTTGTCCTCTACGCTGTAACCGAGCGCGAAAACCTCGAACTCACCCTCCACAAATTCCGCCACCGGGGCCGCGCCGTGTGGCTGGCGTCTATCACCGAACCCGGCGCTGACACCTCGCTAGTTTCCGTTCGCGGCGCCACCTGCGGGGCGGCAATTGTGCGGCTCCACGAGCGGTTCTTTGACCGGACCGGGCCGAGGGCCTAGGGCGGCGGACACGGCAGCCAGCACATTCTCAGCGTCGGCGTCGGCGTCGGCGTCGGCGTCCTGGTCGGTGTCGGCGTGCACGTTGACCTAGGCGTCGGCGTCCTGGTCGGCGTCGGCGTTTTCGTTGACCTAGGCGTCGGCGTCCTGGTCGGCGTCGGGCTATTTCCTGGCGTCAGGAAAATGGTGGGCGTGGGCACCGGCCCCGTCAAGCCCCCCTCAAACCCCGCCGCCCACTGCCGCATCGCGGCCACGTCGGCGAACACCTCCGGCAGCGCCCCCAGTGGCCGGAAGTTCTCAGCCACGGCCGGGTAGCCGCCCTCGGGCACCCGCCGCAAATCTGGCGAGGCACAGACCTCAACGCAGTCCGGGATCCGACCGGCACGACCGACAAGCTCGCCGAGCAACCGCAGGTCAACCAGTGAGCGGTCCCAGGGCCTCGCGCCCGCGTGCCTGACTGCCGCGCTCAGAGCCTCGGTCGCCGGGGTTAGCGGCAACGGGTAGTGGCCCTCGAACAGCGGCACCGGAACCCCGTGAACGCTCTGCGCGACGTTCGCAACCGCCCACTCGGGCTCTGCCCCCGTGGGCCTGGTCGGGGTCAAATTGTCGCGGATAAAAAACCACGAGCCAAGCGCGGTGACGCCCTTGTCGGCGTAAAAGCCGCCCGCGTTACGCGAGAGCGTATCCGGCCCGGGCAGGTACACGTTACCGACAAAATCCTGCAAAATCGGCAGGTCCGTTGACGCAGCAGTGACGTTGTTGACGTTCCAGCCAGAAGTGCCGCCGCCCCAGTTATAAACGACGTTATTGACCATCGCCCCGGAGGTGTTGGATTTCCACCGCACGTGCCGGTCCCTGTTCGACATGAGCACATTCCGCTGAAACACCACCCGCCGCGACCGCTCGCCGACGAGCGCCCCCATGCTGTGCTGCCCCTCGGGGTGAATCGAGCGGTGGAGGCCCTCGGCGATAATACTGTCGGTGACGGTCACGCGCTCGCCGTAGACGGAGAGGTTCTCGTCGGTGGCCCAGGATAGCGACACGCCCCGCACCCGCACGTCGTCGGCGAGCACCTTCAGCGCGTCCCTTTCGCCGGGCTTCTGCGCGCTGGGCCCATCCCCTGGCCGGATCGCAACGTGCTCAACCGAGCAGCCGTCGGCCTCAACGGCCACTCCGGCATTAGTGAGCAGCACGCCCGGCGACGGCGCGGTCTGGCCGAGGATGTGCGTTTCGGGCCGCGTCAGCCTGAGAGACGACTGCAGGCGGATGCGCCCGGAGACCTCGAACACGCACGCCCGTGCCCCGCCGGAGGCTTCGACGCACGCCCTGAGCGACCCCGGCCCGCTGTCGGCCAGGCTGCTCACCCGGATTGGGGTGACGGGCTGGGCGTGGACTGCGGTGATAGTGGCAAGAAGGACAATGATTGTTCTCATTCCTCAAGCTTGCGCCCGAGGCCGGGGGGTAGTCAACCGGGGGGAGTTGTGCGGGGTCGATCAACAGTTTTCAGATACTCGTTACCTACTTCCCCGTCCGCGTCATCTTCGCCAACTTTTTCCCGATGCCCTTCAGCGGCCTTCGTTTCCTGTAGCAGTCGCGCAGGTCGAAGATGGCGATCACTTCGCCATCCTTCTCCGCATAGATTTCGTAGTCCTCTCCTCCTCTAAGCCAGCCTAGGTATATTCCCGGCTCAGCTAACCGCTTCAGCGCCGCTCTCATCGCCCTCGCCGTACGATTGATTAAAACAACCTGGTTGCTGAGATTCGAGATTATCGACATACTCCTCCGCCGCCTGCTCCGGCGTCTTCTGCTCGCTACTCACTTGACCTTCGGATCGATCAATCTGCATCTCACCGACGTTTCACGATCGAGAAACCACCCGGTATTGAACCGAGTAAACCTTCTCCAATTCTTCGTGCCGGAACCCTTGTTATCGCCATAGAACACTTCTCCGCCCATGAGCTTGATCACGAAATCGCAATTCGAATACTCCGGCCATGACACCCACCCGCCATTAAGTAAGTGGCGCAAACAATCGACTGGCAACGGCCCTTCGGGGGGAGTCGACTTCATTGCTCGAATGTCGCGTATAATCTTCTCTTCTTCTTTGGTTAACTTCATCAGTCGCCGGGTTTCGCTCATAAGTAGATCTGCTCCTTCTGTCCCGATCGTCATCTCGTCCACTCGAACAACTCGCTCCGCAAGCACCGCCGTACCTGCTCCCGGCTCTCCTCGGTGAACGGCGGGATCGCCTTGCCCGCCTCGACCATGTTCGGCAGGATTGCAGCGGCCATCATGCCGGTGTTGTCGGTGGTGTGCATCGCGCCCAGGATATGACCGAGCTCGTGCGTGATGGTGGCCCTGGCCAGCGGCAGCATGTTTCCGCGAGTCTCCGATCGCCGAGCGACGGCCGCCACCGCGCTCCCATACGCCGGACTACAGATGTAGCCCTGGCCGAACACCAGCGGCGGGCCCTTGCGAGAAAGGAACACCGGCGGCTGAATCTCCAGGAACGGCCCGACGCGGTCCTCGGGTAGCTCCCGGCTGATGTTCAGATACCGCCACGGGCCGATGGCGCGGTCGCGGGGCACGCGGACGCGCTTGTGCCAACGGACGACGAGGTTCACGCCGAGCTCCTGCTGGATCTGCCGCGTGCTCTCGCGGATCAGCCGCCGCGTCTCGCCCCGTGTGGGCGAATCTCCCGGCGTGAACAATTCAAGAACGTAAAGGCCAAGTGTGATCATCATGATGTGGTTCTCCTACGCCGTGAACTGTGCACCAGCGCGCGAGCAGTAGTCAACAAATATCTTTACGGCAGCGGCTCTTTCTTCCAGAGCGTGCGCGGGTTGTCCCAGAAACCGTCCTGAAACCGCAACAACACCAACCGCGCCACGGCGATCCGAAAGCGGTTCCAGCGCGTCGGCTTCATGACCGCGCGCAGGTGCCCGATGTAGGACTCAATGGCGTCGAGGTTCGTGTTGTATTTCTGATACGTCGTCGACGACGTCTGGAACTCATGCGGTCGGGCCACCTGCGAGAACGGCGAGTCCGCCGGGAGGTACACGCCCGCGGCCCCGGCGCGGTTGTCGTTGTCGGTCATGAGCCGCTCGTCCATCGCCGCATAGATCGTTCCAGCGGCATCGCGGAGTTGGCGGTCCTCGCCGAGCGTGAGCGTCACCCCCCTGGGGAGCACCCAGCGCCAGCCGGGCTCGGCGTCGCGGGGGATGATGAGGGGTCTATTCGCGTCCATACTTTTTCTCCACCTCCCCGTCCTTCAACTCCCTTCGCGTCCACCGGCCGAACCGCGTACCGCACACATCGCACCGCCACTCGCTCACGCCGTCGTAGTGCTCCGGGTGGTTCCATACATACTGCACGCCGATCATGTATCGCCGACAATGCATCGGGTTGCCGTCCGCGTCCCAGCTAATCGGCTGCTGCTTCATTGGCCCTCATTCGCTCAACCACATCCTGCCAGTTCACGCGCTCCGAGTGCCGGATCCGCTCCTCCACAACCTGCCGCAGCCGCCCCACGCGCTCAGCGTCCGCCTCCGGGGCTTGCGCCGCTCGCGCCGCAAGCTCCGCGAGCGCCGACAGCGCTTCGCGGACGAATGGCCCTTCTTCGCTCATAGCTTCTTGATCGCCTCGTCCACAAACTTGCTGATTCGCTCGCCGATCAAGATCTTGTCCGCCGCCCCCGCCGAGGGCGCGTAGGCCCATTGCTCCTTGTTCCGCAGCAGGTACCGCTCCCACCCGAGCACGTGACGGGCGATGATCTCGCCCCGCCGCTCGTTCTCGCGCCAGAGCTCGTCGTACTCCCGCCGCAGATCGTCGTAGGCCGTTTGCGTGATCATCTTCCTGCCCATATCGCCCCCAGTATCGCCCCGAAAAGAAAGCCCGCCGCGAGCGTGAGCCAGTGGCACAAAATTGCTGCGATCATGCCCCAACCTTCTTCCCAAACTGCTCCGCCCCGTACTGCCCCCGCGCCAACTCCGCAACCGCTTTGGCGGTGTAGACCTGCTCCAGGTCCGTGCCCGTCTGCTCGACAAACAGCTTCACCCCCGCCGCGCACGCTCCGGTGACCGCCCGATAGATCGCGACCCATTCTTTGCCCGTGGCCTTTTTCGGGATCGGGTCGTCGAACTTCGCGACGGCCTTGTAAACCAAATCCTTGCGGGCCTTGGCGATCGTTTCCCCGTGCGCTGTATTCCCTTTGTCGTCCTGAACGACGAACAGAACTTGGCCATCATCCGTTCGTACCTTCTTCACTCCGGCCTTGTGCGATATGACGCGGGAGAAAATACCGTCAGAGAAATCAACCTCGACCCACTCTCCTTGCTCAACGATATACCAGCGGTCGGGCTTTAGCTTCTTGCCGTCAACGAGATCGGCTTTTCCGCCAACAGGCACAAATTCACCGTCCTTGCGGACGTATTCCGACGCCATCAGCAGATTGCCCATGTCGCCCTTGACAGCGGCGCGATAACCAACGGCGGCACATGCGCTGTAGTTCCCCGAGGACGCCGCCGTGCTGTAGTTACCCGACACCGCCGCCGTGCTGTAGTCACCCGCCGCCGCCGCCTTGCTGGAGTAACCCACCGCCGCCGCCTTGCTGGAGTCACCCGCCGCCGCCGCCGTGCTGTAGTTACCCGACACCGCCGCCGTGCTGGAGTCCCCCGACACCGCCGCCTTGCTGGAGTAACCCGAGGACGCGGCCTTGCTGGAGTCACCCGTCGCCGCCGCCTTGCTGTAGTTACCCGAGGACGCCGCCGCGCTGTAGTCACCCGAGGACGCCGCCGCGCTAGAGTAACCCGAGGACGCCGCCGCGCTGGAGGAACCCGCCGACGCCGCCTTGCTGGAGGAACCCGAGGACGCCGCCGTGCTGGAGTAACCCGCCGCCGCCGCCTTGCTGGAGTCACCCGCCCCCGCCGCCGTGCTGTAGTCACCCGACACCGCCGCCTTGCTGGAGTAACCCGAGGACGCGGCCGTGCTGGAGTAACCCGACACCGCCGCCGCGCTGTAGTCACCCGAGGACGCCGCCGCGCTGTAGTCACCCGAGGACGCCGCCTTGCTGAATTTTCCCGAGGCGGTTTCTCTCGCGTCCTTCGAGAACTCACTGAAGCCGTCCGTGGCGATGTTGAAGATATCCGCCATCGCCTCGATCAATAATTCTACTTCGCTCTTATCTTTCGTCGTCATATTCCTCCCAACCCATCACCCGCCAACCATAGCGCACCTCGCGCCACATCGCATCAACTATTTGTCAACCGCCGTTTCCGCGACCCGCACGCTCTTCGAGAGCCCCCGCCCGCCGAGCTGCATGTGCCCGAGCTGCCCGGCCATACCGCGCGCGCGCACCGCCTTCCGCAGAAAATTCACATCAATCTCCAGCTCCTCGGCTAGGCGCGACACACAGCACGGCCAGGCCTGCCCGCGCAACCACTGGTCGTACTCCTCGTCGTACAGCCACCGCCGGGCCTCCTGCCGATCGTCGGCAGAGACCCCCCTCCGCGCGTCGCCGTGCGCGTCCTGCACCGCACGCCAGAAAACCCCGATGAGCAGCCGCAGCTCGGGGAGCCGCCCGGCGGCGAGGCCGCCGGGAAAGTCCTGATCTACTTCCGCTCGCACAGCGCCTCCCGCACGGCGCTCTCGAGCGCGTCAAGCTCCCGCCCCAGGATGCGCAAGATCGCCTGCTCGGCCTCCTGCGGGCTGCACGTGCGCCTTCGCGCTGCCAGGATCACACCTCGCACCTCCTCCTCAATGCTCACGTCGTGCGGCGGCAGCGTGAGGTACGCCCGCAGGTTCAGGCCGTTCTTGACGGCGTTAGTCAGTGTTTGTTGGGTCATAGGCCTCCGTGGTTTTGGTTGTGGTTGTTAAACTCGTTTCGCTGGTTACGTCCGTAAATCCCTCAGTTGCCCCGTGCGCGGCGTACGTTGCGCACTTCTGCCGCGCCGGGCACCACCAGCAATGCCGCCCGGCCTCGTACCGCGGCGGGGTCAGGCCCAGGAACATCCGCATGGCCTCCTCGCCCGCCGAGATGAGCCGGTCCTCCCACTGCGCGAGCTCCTCCAGCGTGTAGGTGACCGTGGTGTACCACCGCGAGGGCACTCGCGGCTGCACCACCACCACCTTAACCCGCTGGAGCGGCTTATCCGACATGCGCTTCAGGGCCACGGCATAATAGGCAAGCTGCGGGTTGTTGACGGCCGAGACGGGCTTGCCCTTGCCGTATTTCAGATCGGCGATGAGCCCCTCCCAGTCGCCACCCTCGGTGCGTACGTTGCGCCCGGTGGCCAGTAGATCGGCCGTGCCGAACATAGCCAAATCTTGCGACAGAACCAGGCGGCGCTCTATGTGCCACCGCAGCGTGTCGGGCCGAAAATTCCCGAGTTCCTCCATACAGACCGCGAGGTAACTCCGGCAGTAGTCGACCATAGTCAACGTGTCGCCGTTATCGGCAACCCCCGCGGTGTCGGCGTACTCCCCCGCCGCCCACTCCTGGAATTGGGCCTCCGTCGGCGGCTGGCCGGTCCTCTTCAGGATGCTCAGCATCCGCTCGGCCAGCCCGTGCGCCCGCGTGCCCTCCTCGGCGTACCTCGAGGGCGGCGCGGGCGGGAGGCCCCTCCCGGCGTACACACTGCCGGGGCAGGCCATCCATCGCTCCGCGCCGCTGGCGCTGCACAGGGCGTGAGTCCTCTCGTGCGCGTCGGGGGACACTAGAAGTTATCCTCCGACGACGACGACATTGAGTCCTCGAACGCCTCGAAGCCTTCGGCCGGGTTCCCGCCCCCGCCGCCGAAGCGCTCGCCGCCCGGCAAGCACTGTACCGCCTCCAGCGACCACGTGACCCCCGGCCGCCCGGCTTGCACGTAGCTGAACGGCTTGAGCTTGACGTGGCAGAGCGCCCCGCCGTAGACCGCCGCCGTGGCCGAGGCCCCCGAAAGCGCGGAGGTGTCCGCGCCGATCAGCGCCGGGGCGCGGCTGCTTTTCGCCTTCAGAAACCAGTGGCCGGCGTACTCACCGCCCTTCTGCTCGGCGTCGCCGTCGCGGATCGGCGGGAACGCCAGTTGCTCCGGGGTCAGGTTCCGTCCCGGAAACGCATCGCGGATCACCGCCTGCACCGCCGCCCTGAGCGGCTCGATATTGGCCGTTTTGGGGATGAGGAGCGTCAACTCGAATTTGTTCGACGGATACTCGCCCTTGGTGTTGGGCTCGAACAGGTGCGGGTAGCTCATCCGCCCCCTTGGCGTCACTATTGATTTACCGAACTTAGTCTCGTGTTTTCCCGTTGGTGCCATGTTGCGTTTCCTTGCGTTTTACAATTTACTCACCGGGTACGCCGTGAAACCCTCACTGGCGTTACCCGGCGAGCTCTCTCGTGGCCCCTCGACGGGTTCGCCGAGTAGCCGTGAAATATCCCTCTGTTTTCTGACGACGGCGGACGTGACCGCGTCGTCCATACTGCCCGGCACCACCAGGTACAGCGCCCGGCAGAGCATGGCGTTCTGCGTCCGCCGCAGCACGCGGCCCTCGGCCTGTTCGTTGGTCGACGGAACCCAGTCGGCCTCGACGAACACGACCGTGCTGGCCCGGGTCAGCGTCAGGCCGGTCGACGCCGCAGTAATCGACGCCACCAGCACCTCGGCGCTTCCGGCCTGAAAGGCGTCCACGGCGGCCTGGCGGTCCGCCGCCGAGTCGTCGCCCGTGACCGTAACGACCGCCGCATCCTCGGCCAGCGCCGCCGCGAGCGCGGACACAACGGTCCGGTGGTGCGCGAACACCACCAGGGATTTTCGCGCGCCATCGTCCCTCTCTCTGAGCGTGCGGATAAACTCGATCGCGGCGGGGGCCTTGAGCTCCCCGAGCACCCGGCGCACGTAGGACATGCCGCCGTAGTTGAGGACGGTCAGCCCGGCGTCCACCGCCCGAACGACGTCGGCCAGCATCTCCGGCGAGATGTCGTTGAGGCCCGCCTGCACCTCACGAACCTGCTCCTCCGGGATAGCCAGCGGGACGATCTCACGCCGCAAGGGCGGAAGGTCGACCATGCACTCCTCCCGCGACCGCCGCACCATGAACCGCTCCCGGGCCAGCCGGCCGAGCTCTTCCAGGTTGCGGCTCCGGGGGTAGGTCACGCCGTACTCCGTCTCGACGCGCACGCAGTACCGCTCGGCGAACGCCGCCCACGGCGTGAACAGGTCCGGGGCCATGCGGGCGAAGAGCGGCCAGGCCTCCGACGCGCGCCCGTTGGGAACCGGCGTGCCCGTGAGGGCCAGTCGGTACCGGGCGCGGCTCCAGAGGGTGATCAGGGCGGCCTTAGTTCTGGCCGCGTCGGGGCTGCGGCAGTAGTGCGACTCGTCCAGGACGAGCACGTCCCACTCCCGCGCCGACAGGGCCGACAGCACGGGTTCGCGGGCCGCCAGGTCGTAGGAGCAAATCGCGCTCGGGGGGAGCGGCGCCCCATTAACCCCACTGGCTGAGGCGAGAACGGTGGTCGCGTTGAACCAGCCCCACTTCTCCAGCTCGCGCCGCCACATAATCCGCAGCGACGCCGGACACAGAATCAGCACGCTCCCCGCCCGGAGTTCGAGCAGCACGCGGACCGCCTGGGCGCTCTTGCCCGCGCCCGGCGGATCGGCCAGCAGCGCGGAGCCGTTCGCCCTGAGAAGCTGGACGAGCTTTGATACGCCGTTTTGCTGGAATGGTAATAATCGCTCGTCCCGCATAATTAAATGTTGCTACCTGTACGGTTGTGTAGCATAATGCGGAGTCGTTAGCAACCATAAATGTTTTGCGAGGATCAGAAATGCCACAAAGACCATGGACCCGGGGCCGCAAGGGGACGACAATTCGCCTCCACCCGCCAGACTGGGATAAACTCAAATCTCTCTCGGTGATGCTCAAAATTTCTCAGAACCACGTAATCGCCGAGGCAATCCGCGCGCTGTTTAATTCGGTCACTAGCAACAAACACGTCAGCGCGGATAAGCCAGAGAATGGATAGCTCATCGCCCGCCGCCCACATCGAAAACGCGACACCCCTCTCCGTTGGCCTCCAGTACATCGCCGCAGGTATGGCCGTCGTGGTCGTCAGCTCACCCACATCCGGCGGACCGGGCGCGGGCAAGGCCCCCAAGATCATGGGCTGGCAGAAACTCCGCCACTCAGCCGAAGAGTTCGCCGAGATCATGGGCAAGCCCAAAAACCACAAATGCAACCTCGGCGTTATTACTGGCCGGGCGTCGGGTGTGGTGTGCGTGGACCTCGACGGCGACCGCGGGCTCGCTTGGTACCAGGAGCACCAAGACGGCCTCGGGTACCACGTCACTGAGCGTCGCGGCGACAAAAGTATGCATTTGTGGTTCCGATACCCCAAGGACATGGACAACCTGCCCTCCCGCGTGGGGTTCGTTAAGGGTGTGGATATCCTGGCCGACGGCGGGCACCAGGTGGTCACCTGGCCGAGCGTACACCGCTACGGCGACCAGTACCGATTCGATAATGGATTAAGCCTGCTAGACGTCCTCGCCGGTGAAGCCGACGAGCTCCCGGCGTGGCTGGTCCAGGAACTAATGGGCAAGGCCCCGCCGCCGCTAGCCACACCATCCGTCGATGGTATGAATCTCATAGAAGGGATTGAAGCCCCCTTGGTGGACGTAGTCCGCGTGCGTGAAATTCTCTCCAACGCCTTCCCCAGAGCCGTTCAGGGTCAGAGCGGGGACGCCACGACCTTTCGAGCGGCGTGCCTCTGCCGCGATTTCGGCCTCTCGTTCGACCAGGCCGTGACAGCCCTCAGGGAGGTCTACAACCCGCGATGCTCGCCGCCGTGGCACGAGAGCGAGCTCCGCCGCAAGGTCGAGAACGCTTACCGGTACGGGAAGGGTGATTTCGGTTCCAAGAGCGCCGCCGCCGGATTCCCCGTAGTGGCCGCCGACGCCGTGGTCGAGCCCGAATTGCGTCAGAAATTCTACGATCTCAAGAGACCGCTGCCGTGCACGGACCTGTTCATCGAGCGCCAGGCCGGGCGAGTGCTTTGTGACAAAAGCCAACTTTACGTCTACAGCGACCACGCTCGATGCTGGCAACCAATCCGCGAAAAGGAGTTCATGGCCGTCATCATGCGGGACATCGAGGCCAGTGACGCCGGGGTCACGCTCTCCAAGGTCAAACTCCAGCACCTCACCAGCATGGTGCAGCTCGTCCGCACCCGGCTCGAAGGGCGGACGCCCAACATTCGACCGGGGATGTGGCGCGACGGCACGCCCGCCCAAATCGTCAGCTTGCGGAGTGGGCTGCTCGACCTGGCGACGGGCGAACTCTTGGACCATACGCCGGATTACTTCAACTTCACAACGTTGCCGTTCGACTACGATCCGAACGCCACCTGCCCGAGGTTCGAGGCGTTCCTTGAGCAGATCTGGGAAGGGGACAAGGAGCTTGTCCACCAATTTCGCTTGTGGGCCGGGTACTGCCTCCTCAATGACATGCGCGCGCAAAAGTTCGCCGTGCTCATCGGGGAGTCCCGCTCGGGCAAAAGTACCCTTGCGCGGGTCCTGGAGGCCCTGATAGGCCACGATAACACCGCCGCGTGCTCCCTGGCCCTCTTCGGCGAACGATTCGGCCTAGAGCCCGTCCTGGGCAAGCGGCTGGCCATCTTCAACGACGTGCAGAGCAAGAGCAGGGAGGCTCAAACGGCCTGCGAGCGCATCATCTCCATCGTGGGCAATGACCCGCAGCAGATCGACCGAAAGAATCAAGACGCGCTCAACCTGTTCCTGCCGCTGAAGATCGTGTTCATCTGCAACGAGTTCCCGGAGCTGGTGAACTCGCGCAGCGCGCTCACCAACCGCATGTTGGTGTTCCCGTTCAAACGGTCATTCGTGGGCCAGGAAGACCCGAACCTTCTGGGCTCACTGCTGGCCGAGATGTCGGGCGTCCTCAACTGGGCGTTGGAGGGGGCGCGGGCCATCATCGGCGGCGAACGCTTCCGGCAGGCCAAGCGCGGACTAGAGGCCATCCAGGACATCCAAGAGTCCCTCAACACCGTGAGCGGGTTCATCTCGGAGCACGTGCGCGTCGTGCCAGACGACGGGCAGAGCGTCACTATCGACAAGCTGTTCCGGGACTACGTGAAGTATTGCGAAGACGCGCACTCACGACCCATGAAGCGCCAAGACTTCGTGCAGGAGTTCGGCTCGCAGCTCAAAGGGCGGGCACACCGCAAGGTCCGGCAAATCGACCAAAGACTTGTGGGGTTCTCGCACGTGGTGGTCGACATGGACTCCATGCGGGCGGAGCGGGCGGATCACAGCGACGGCCACGACGGGCTCCCGAACATTTAACAGCCGCCAACGGCTCCCGAACATTTAACAGCCGCCAACGGCTCCCGAACATTTAACAGCCGCCAACGGCTCTCAAAGAGCCAACTGACGGAGGGCTAGGATCCTTACCACGCTCTAAAACCGACAGAATCGAACCCCAAATCCTTACCAAGTGGGGTCGCTTTGTGCCCGGATCCTTACCAAGTGGGGTCGCTTTGTGCCCGGATCCTTACCAAGATGTGTGTCAGAGGGGCATTTTGTGCCCGGATCCTTACCAAGATAGCCAAACGGCGTTCGACCAATGGGGGTACAGTACGGTAACTTTTTTTACTGATTTTTTGCTTGGTAAGGCAAGAATTATGGTAAGGATCGGGATAACTAGTTGATATCATTATATTTTATACACTTTTCACGCAAGGCTTGGTAAGGATTATGGTAAGGATAATCCTTACCATAGGCAGATCCTTACCATGATCCTGACCGAGAAAAAATTTTATAGAAAAAGTTACCGTACTGTACCCCCCCTCCTCCTCAAGAAACGGTATTTGATCCTCGTGGTAATACGATTGCGCTACTACCGCCCCGCCGCCGAGCATGGCGTCCTGCAGGCCATGGCGTCCTGCAGGCCATGGCGTCCTGCAGGCCATGGACACCGCCCGCCCCGACCGCCGCCGCACCCTCCGCCAACTCCTGAACGACACCCGACACGCCGTCCTGCGACGCCGTCCTGCGACGATACTGCCTGGCCGACGAAGCAATTGAACCCACCCACGCGGCCACGGACTAGCGCAAGGCGGCCCTGGCGGCGTGGTTGCTGGACGCCCTGGCGGCGTGGTTGCTGGACGCGCGGGCGGCGTGGTTGCTGGACGCGCGGGCGGCGTGAGGCCCTTGCGCCACAGACCTGAGGCTGGTACCATCGGCGGTATGATCCAAACTACCCCCACGCCACCCAAACCCCTCGACCGGACCGTCAGCGTCGCGGCAGAGACGGATGACTCTGACGGCTGGATACAGGTAAACGACAGACTCCCGGGTTTTTACTCCCGGGTTTTTATCGCAGAGGGTATGAAGGGGTCTTCTACATGCGTAAGGCCCATCGGCGAGGGTGTTCTCTCCCAACACGGGGATTGGGTCGTAATCCGAGACGGCGAGGTTGCCTGTACAGTCAATCTGCACCGTATAACCCACTGGAGGCCCCTTGCGTGAACGCCGCCGGGCGTGACACACTCTCCCGGTAGGTGACCCGTCACAGAGCCCGCGCCGCACGTTCCGCCAAGCCGTCCTATCGCAAGGCGAATCAGCCGAGTGAGCACAGCATCCAGGCGAGGTTCATCTCCGGCCTGCAACACATCCCCCATCCCGCCGCCCAGAAGTGCCACTACGCCATTCCAAACCAGGCCGTCGGGCCGCGCATCCAGCGGCAGGTGCGTTTCGGCGCTGAGGGGTGCCGGTGGGGGGCGAGCGACTGGCACATGTTCTACCCCACCAAACAGTTCCACGGCTTTTTCATCGAGTTCAAGCGCCAAGGCGAAAAGCCTCGGCCCAACCAAGTCGAGTTTATGGAGCTCGCCCGCTCCTGCGGCCACCGGGTCGAGGTCCACACCTCGGCAGAGTCCGCATGGGCGGCGGTGTGCGACTACCTCGGCGTCGCCGTCCCGGAGGCCCTGAGGCAGTATGGATGACTGGTTCGAGGACGACGCCCACCAAGGAGAGGCGTGGGACGCCCCGCAGCTCTTTGAGACTGCCGACCACCAGTACGACCCACAAACGGCGGCGTGCACGCAGCTCGCGGCCAGTGTGCTGCGGGTGGCGTGCCGCGACTACCTGCGCGGGCCCAAGCCCGGATCCCCGTTGCTGAACGAGGACTACGAGTCGGCCAGGGACTTCTTCGCCGAGTACGACGACGCCTCGGAGCCCATGAGCTTTTTCTGGATCTGCCACGTTTTGAGCCCGCACCGCCCGAAGTGGCTCCGCTGGCGCATCCTCGCAGGGCTCGGCTGTTGCCCGGCAGGGCTGGATCGGGCAGACTAGCAGTATGGATATTGTGCTGACTGTCGCAGTTGTCGCCGTCGTGGCCGTGGCCGTGCTCGAGTGGCTCATCTGGCGCAAACTCCAGAGGCACGACACGCAAATCATGGCCCTGGCCACCGCCGTTGGCATTACCGCCGCGCAGATCCAGCGGCTTGCTGACCAGGCCGTCAAGCAGGCCAACGCCACCACCGAGCTCGCCAAAGAGGCGGTGCTCAAGTCGCAAATGCAGTAGTGAACTTAACCGCCTAAAATGCACAGCGTATAAAAAGTGCCGAAAAGATTACCAAATCCTAGAAACCGAGACAAGCAAGAACTGTTCTTGAAAGCGTTTGTCGAGCGCCGTGGCAACGTGTCCCGCGCCTGTCAGTTGTGTGGCGTCAGCCGCCGCACGGTCTACGACTGGCGGGAGAAGGACGCCAAGTTCGCCGAGGCGTTCGAGGAGGCATACAAGCAGATCGAGGAGGACCTCTTCGAGCAGGTGCTCGGGTACGCCCACGCCGAGAACCTGATGGCGGCCATCTTCTCACTAAAGGCTCTCAACCGCGAGAAGTACGACGACCAGATCGCCAAACTCAAGTGGCTCAAGTCCAACGAGATGGAAGACCCCGACGCGCCGAAGCCGACGCAGGTGTACTTCGTCCGCGAGCCCGCGCCGCACGAGCAGGACGCCGAGGACGCCGAGGGCGGCCTGGCGACGGAGCACTGACGCGCGGCCCTGACGAGTAATCTAGAGCTGTTGCGTTAAACGGCGTTCGGCAAATAGTTCTTGCGCCCCTAGCAACAAGATGTCACTTTCATGGACATGGTAGCCAGGCCGTACTTTCAAGATGAGTCAGTTTTAATCTACCACGGAGATTGTCAGGAGATTTTGCCTACTATCAGGGACGTTGATCTTGTACTTACTGATCCTCCATATGGCATTGGCGAAGCGGCTGGAAAGAATAAGAGTCGCAGATCCGCGGCTCTTCCAAAAGATTATGCAGTGGCTACTTGGGACAATGAGCGAATTGACGACAATTTACTTTCCCTGGTACTGCGCGCTGGGAGGAACTGTATTCTGTTTGGGGGGAACTATTACACGGATATCCTCCCTCAGAACCAATGTTGGCTGATATGGGATAAAGAAAACTCTGGAGACTTCGCAGATGCTGAGATTGCTTGGACCACGCTTCCAGGGGCTATTCGCTTGATACGGTTTATGTGGAATGGAATGTTGCAGCGCATAAAGCAGACACGATATCACCCAACGCAGAAACCAGTTGAAGTAATGCGGTGGTGTATCCAGCAGGCAGACATAAAACTCAAATCAAAACAGAACACGATCATCGACCCCTTTATGGGGTCAGGAACAACATTGCGCGCCGCTAAGGATTTAGGGAGGAAGGCTATTGGGATTGAACGCGAAGAACGCTATTGCGAGATCGCAGCCCGCCGAATGGCACAAAGCGTCCTCCCTTTTTGACCCCTTGCGCCCCCGCGCCGGGCGTGAGAATCTGCGGGGCATGGCCACCACGGAGTGCTACTGGCGCAAGTTCCCCGATTCTGTCCCGCAGTGCCGACTCGGCCTGTTCCTTGTCCGGCAAACTAGCTTTGACGGGAAAAGCACGATCGCCATAGCCTCATGGACAACAGAAAACGGGTTTCTTCCAGCAGAAGCCAAAACGGGCCTGTATGCGTGGTGTCCGATCCCTGTCGATGGCGAGATCCCGCTTGAAGATCAACTTAGAGAGGTTGAATGACCACCTACACCCTCACCCTCCGCAACAACGCCACCGGTGAATCCGTCGTTTCGTTCACGGTGAGCGAGCAGATGTACCGCTATGGCGACCTCGGGCGCGTGCTCAACGACTGCGTGGCCGCGATCCAGCGTGGCCAATGTCTCGACCAAAAGGACACGCCTTCGGCGGGATTTTCCGAGGCATCGGCGAGTTCTGGTGAAGAGGGCGAATGACGGTAGCGAACGCCCCATTCCCCGACAGCGAGACGTATTTCCAGAGCTTCAAGCGCTACGCGCTGCTCGCGTGGAGGCACCGGCAACCCCAGAGCGAGCTGTTCTTGCCGACCCCGGACCAGGGCATCCGTGAGCGGCTGGCGGCTGAGCTCGCGGGGCACGAGGAGTTTACGATCAGACTCGAATCGTTTGGGATGCGGTTGTGCGCGCGAGCTACGCCGACACCCAGCGCCGCGAGCTAGCCGTCCTCGCGCACCTGACCGCCGCCTCATTCCTGGCGGGCGTGTTCACCGTCTGGGCGCTCGTGCCCGTCACGCTGCTCCTCGGCATACTGGCCTACAAGCTCGGGTGCCACCTGCGCCTCGAACGCGAACGACCACCAGACTGGAATGGGGCGCCGTGCGCCGTTGTTACCTCGTTTCGCCCGGACCATTACCTCATTGGGTACCACCACGACACCGGCGAGCCCCTCTGGCTCTCGCACGAGCGAGCGTGCACGCACCTGGCCGCCCTTGGGGCTACGGGTTCCGGCAAGACCTTGTGGATGCTCGGGCTGTTCTGGCAGCAGGCGGCGCAGGGCGGCGGGTGCACGTTCTTCGACGCCAAGCGGGACGCCGACATCCTGGCCCAGGTGCGGGCCATTGCCGAGGCCACGGGCCGTACGGAGGACCTGATCGTGATCGACCCGCTCCGGCCAGAGCTCGGCAGCTACAACCCGTTCGCGCCGTGTGTCCGACAACGACCGGAGGTGAAGGCCCGCAAGGCCCTGCGGACGGCCCTGCCCCTGACGACCGACTTCGTCAGCTCGAAACATTACGACCGCCTCGCGCACGATGCCGTCTCCCGGGTGGTGCGGGCCCTGGAGGCCGTGCCGCTCGCGTGGACCGTCGAGGACCTCGCGGTGGCCATGGGGAGCTTCCCGACGGCGTACCCGATCATCCGGCAAACGCTCCTGGCCCATCAAAGGGATGAGGACCTGCGGGACCTGGAGGCGCTCGCCAACACCTACCGCGGCCCGCGTGGGGCGTTCGACACCCAGGCCATCCAGGACAACCTGCGCGGGGTGGCGGCGGAGTTCTACGCGCTCGCGGCCAGCTACGGGCGACTGCTCTGCACGGAGCATTCCGATCTGGTGATGACCGAGGCCATCAAGGCCCGAAAGCTGGTTTATCTCGTGACGCCCCGGCTGGAGGACGCGGAGAACAGCGCCCGCCTTGTCAGGATGATCCGCGAAGACCTCGAGGTCTCCATCGGCGAGATCATCTCCGCCGGCTACCGGCTTGAGTCGCCGCACCTCGTGCTCATCGACGAGGCCGCGTGCACGTTCGGGCCGACCTGGGCGAGCCTATTCGAGCTCTCGCGCAAGGGCCGGTTCGCGTTCGTGTTCGGCGCTCAGAGCACCGGGGCCCTGAAGGACCCGGCGAGCGGCCTGAGCCAGGAGTTCTTCGAGCGCGTCATGGCCAACGTCGGGACCAAGATCGCCCTACGCCTCGGCGACGAGCAGTCGGCCAGGGACATGAGCGGGTGGTTCGGGGAGCGGGACACCGTCCGCCGCAGCCGCTCCGTCGCGACCATGCGCGGGCTGGGCATGTCCGCCGCGAGGCCCATCGACCTCAACGCCGGGCTGTTCACCAGCCGCTCGCGCGTGGACGGGGAGAGCGAGGACCGCCGGTCGATCGTGCACCCTGAGGACCTCACGCACGGCCTGGCCAACGAGCGCGGCGTGGCGTGGGTGGACATGGGCGGCGGTCGAATCGAGAAGGCGCGGCTGTTCTGGGCGGACGTGCGGCCGGGGAAGCCCATCGCGCCGGTACGGCTTGAGCGGTACAGCACCCCCGAGCCGTGGGCGCTCGCCGGGCGCGTGCGCCGGGCCATTGCGCAGAGCGAGCGGTCGGGCGATACTCCGCCCGTAGTTCAGGAGCCGGGGGCGCGGGCAGTGGTGAGTGCGGTTTCTCCGGCCCCCCCGGAGCCGTTAGCGCCGAAGGGGCCGCTGAAGCTCGACGGAGAGCCGCCCCGGCGCGGCCGGCGGCGGATTGGTAACGTGATGCGGTTGAGGATGAGACCATGAAGAAGAAAGCGGAGCCGACAATCGGGCCGCGCGTGGCCGCGCCGGGAGAGAAGGTCATCGAATCAGTACGTCACGCCCGTCTACGTTGACCCCCCAGTTTGGTAGCCGGTGTTAAATCCGCACGTCGAATAAATGTCCCTTGGTGGTGTTGGGATGCGATGAATGATCGCACTCCCAATCGCGTGACTTTCATTCGAGGGGGGGTAGGAGCTGGGAAATCTTACGGCGGGCAAATCTGGGACCTCCAACGTGTTCTGGATAATGGCGCGCCAAAGTCGGACCCGAACCCAACGAGATCTTGGACCGTTGCGCCTAATTACCGGATCTGTGAAACCCTCCTGGAGTTGACACTCAAGGTTGCTCAAGATGTTTACGGGTGGAAGGAGAAGCAGCACTTTATCGTTCGTTTAAGCTCCCCAAACTCAATCGATTTTCGGCAGATGGGGCTCAACCACCGGATCAGCTTCCTCTCGGCTGACAACCCGGTGCATTTTGTGTCTGCCAGCCTGACGCATTGGCGGTGGTCAGAGGTGGCCACTTCGAGAGCGGACGTGTTTGACCGCATTATGGACCGGCTTCGGGATAAGAGGGCGAAGTGCCTTCAGGGCCTCGGCGACTCAGTTCCAGAGGGCATCAATCACTACGCCGAGCTAGCCGACATCCCCGGCACTGGCTACGACCGTCTCGATGAGAAACGCAATGTCCGGGCGTTTATTGTCCCTACTGATCACAACGCCCATAACCTCGCCCCCGGCTATATCGAGGCGCTCGTCCAGCGCTACTCCTACGACCCGTCCAAGCTCCAGAGTTACCGCTACGGGCTATTCGTCCCGTTCCAGAAGTCCACGGCCTACTGGAACTTCAACGAGTCCCGCAACGTCGTTGGAGACGACGTGCGCCCGATCCCTGAGTTGCCACTGGCCCTCTGCTGGGATTTTAATGTCGCCCCGCTCGCGTGGACCGTTCACCAGCGCCAGCCGTTCTACGCCGGCAGGTTCTCTCAGGAGCGGCTATTCCGGTTTGTGGCGCTCGACGAGACCGACGGTAGGGCGCGCGGGCTGGAGGCGGCAGTCATGGAGTTCGCGCGGAAGTTCCCCGTGCACACTTGGCGGCACACGCCCATCGAGATCCACGGAGACCGTTCCGGGTATAACCCCGTGCACAACACCGACGCCGGGTGCGACTACGACCAGATCGTGAAGTACCTGCGGTCGGCGGGGTTCACGAGCGTGACCATGAAGACCCCGCGTGCCAACCCGGGCGTCCGGCAGAGCTTGGAGAAGATGGCGCAGGCCATGGATTACGGGCTCTATGTCGTCCACTACCGGTGTAAGAACCTACTCGACAGCTACCGCAAGACGGCCCTCAAGGAGGGCACGTGGGACATCGACAAGCCGCCCAAGGACACCTGGACCCACTACGGCGACAGCGCCCGGTACTACGTTTTCGAGATGACCAAGCACCTCGACCTGACCAAGCCTGACGGCGGCGGTGGATCTTTGTCGGGCCCGGTGCTTTAGTGGTACTCTGGACGTCGGCATGATGGAAGCTCTTCACGACCACCCCGAATACGTCGAGAACCGCCGCGAGTGGGAAACCTTCCGCGACCTGCAGGAGGGCAAGCAGTCGGTCCTGACCTCCCCCGAATACCTAATCGAACATTTCGCCGAGAATCACCCGAAGTACGGCAACCTACTCCGCAGGATGCGTGCGCGGCGCTCGCGTTACCTAAACCTGATGGAGATGGTCACCGGAGTTTGGACCGGGATCTTTTTCAAGGAAGACCCGCAGCTTGACCAGAAGGTCAAGGACCTGTTCGGCGAGCACGTCAAGAGTGTCGACGGCAAGGGGAACAGCCTGACCGAGTTCGTCAAGAAGTCCATGTTTCTGGACCTGATCCTCTACGGCAAGTGCGTGGTGTACACGTTCGCGCCAAAGGTTAACGGCGACACCAAGGCCGACGAGGCTGGGCACCGGGCGTTCTTTTACTCGATCAGCCCCTTGGCCCTGCGCGACTGGCAGATGCGCGAGGACGCCGAGCAGGAGTTCGAGATGATCCGGTACGAGTACCACGAGGTGCAGCGCCGCTCGGACCTGACCCAGAAGCCGGTGCTGGAGCTGCGCTCGGTCGTGCTCAAGAAGTCCCCGGGCGGCGGGATCACGCTGCGGATTTACAAGCAAAAAGACGCGGGCGTCACCGACGGCAAAAGGTGGGAGCTGGTCGAGGAGCGGGGGATCCCGCAGCTGGAGCACTTGCCCGTGGTCGGGTGCTTCGACGAGACGTGGGTGCGTGGCGTGGCCGAGATGCAGCTCCAGCTCTTCAACTACATGTCCGCGTACTCCAACCAGCTCAACCACTCGGCGTTCCAGCGGCACGTGTTCTCCGGCCCGGTAGGGGACGAGGACGTCAAGACGTGGGGCGATAACGCGGCGCTGATCGTCCCGCAGGGGACCCAGGTCACCACGATCGAGCCGGCGGACATGACCGGGCACGAGCGGGCCATCGAGCTCACCATTCAGTGGCTCTTCAAGGTGGGGTTCAACCGCATCCAGTCGCTCGCGGCCAACAGCAAGGCCGTGGCCGGGGCCGACACCATCCGCGAGATGAAGGACGAGCTGCTGTCGCTGGTACAGGGCAAGATCGAGGAGATCGAGAACGCGGTGAACCGCATGGTCAAGCACTATGCCGTTTACGTGTACGGGCCCGAAAAGG